TTGGACCTGTTTCACCTGTAGGTCCTATATTTCCAGTTGATCCAGTTGGTCCTGTTACTGTACTTGCTGCACCTGTTGGACCTGTTTCACCTGTAGGTCCTATATTTCCAGTTGATCCAGTTGGTCCTGTTACTGTACTTGCTGCACCTGTTGGACCTGTTTCACCTGTAGGTCCTATATTTCCAGTTGATCCAGTTGGTCCAGTTGGTCCAGTTGGTCCAGGCGGTCCACCAAATGGTCCTGTTGGTCCAGTCGGTCCTATACCACCAGGAGTTCCTCCACCGCCACCATTGCATGGTACAAAACAATCACATACATCAGGAATATATGGTTCACATGGTTCACCGCAATCACAAATATCAGGACCAGCATAATCACAATCAGGACATGGAACATAATAACCTTTATTGCAATTTCCACATTTATTTGCGGTGTATGGAGCACCATTAATATATGTCACATTTAGATTTGTAACAGTTATATTTTCGCTTATTATATTTTTAGCATTTATATTACTCATTATATAAATCTCAACATATTTTAAATTAGTAAATAAAATTTATTAAATTAAAATTATTCCATTTAATTTGGAGTAGGAAAAGGTCTTTGATTTTTGTCAATTACTAAAGGTTCTGGTATATAAACCGGTCTTTTTTCATAAATATTTGTAGTCTCTAATTTTGTTATTTCAGGAACAAAACATGGAGCTGGGTTCACTAAATTTGTCGAATTTATTCCAAATAAAAATGATTCGGTATCAGCAGCATTATATGACAATTTATTCCAAGGAATTTGTCCTGGTAATAAACCATTACCTGGTAGTCTTGTATTATAAGCAGCACCATATTGTGAATTAGGATATAATGTATAATGTGATGAATGTTCATATTGTCTTTGTTCTAAACAATAGTTTCCTGGTGTATTTCTATTACGAGTAGAAGCCATTTATATACAATTATAAAATATTATTTGGAAAATTCATACAATATAAAATTTAATAAATATAATAATTTAATCAATACAAATTTCTTCTAATAATTTCATATTTTCTTCTGATAATAAACCTGTCTCTAAATATTCTGATACACACTTATGCATTACATGCATGTAGTCATAAGAATATAAAATACATAATCCTGTTTGTAAATCTTCCGACATTACTTTCGCCGCCATTTTTTTCATACATTGTATCAATGGTAAACACTCTTGTATCTTGCTATATAATTGAGGAATAATCTCAGTAAATACGTCAAAATCATCATCATAATAATCGATAAAAAAAATATTTAATAAATCTTCTTTATACAAAATATCTCTAATAAATGTTTTTTCATAATCATTTACAGTATCCGTTTCTAAAAATACATCATCTTTGTGATATCTACATTCAAATTTAGTATCATACATTTATTTAATAATAGTCATAATATTTAAACTTTTTTATAAAATATATATTTTATCATATTTGAATACTTCTATGATAGATAGTAAAATAATTTTTTGAATTTATTTAAAGATAACGTATGTATTTAAATATATATTTGACTAAAATACCCCATAAATATGAATTATGAAATTGATAAAGATGATAGCAGATTATTAATTATTAGATTTAATAACAAATCATTAATGAATACTACTCTTTCAAAAATATCTCAACGATATGAAGGATTATTAATAAATCCGGAAGGACATAACTTTCCAGCATCTTATGTTACAAAATCAGATAACATTTATGACTTTGTAATAAAAAATAAAATTCAGTATATTATTGGTGTTTATAATTTCAACTCAATTCAGCATGAAAAATTACATGCAAAATATTATTTAGATGAGAAGTATAAAAATAAAATAGATGACGAATGGGAACAATTAGATGAAACGATAAGAAATCACATAATTATTTTTTTAAAAAAATTAGGGTATTGTGATAAAGTTTTAATTGATGAATATCAAGCATACAGATATACCGAGAAAAATAATTTTTTTGGTATTAAATTATCATCTTAATATTATTAATTTAAATACATAAATTCTCATATAAAATCAATGTTTTATATCAGAAAAGTGTATATATATAAGACCTTTAAGAATATTGATAAGTGGAATGCTTATTGAAATAATCATTATCACGTGTCAACTCTCTTGAAGGAATACCTCCGCGAACCCAGCCGTCAGAAGCAATGCTCTCAATTTGGTTAGCAGGATTATTTATTTTTTGTTGGACAGCAGGCAATAATGGTGTCTGATGATACTTGATGTAGCTCTTTTCGCTTAAGTTATTGACACTGCGTTTGTTCACAATTTGTTCACCTTGTTGAATTTGAGCTTCCATAACGGGATTAACTGAACCACGACCTAAATAAGGGACAGTTGCAAATGGTCTGTGAAAAAGATCGATTCTGCAACGAGGATGGCAATTTATTGTCCCGATTAACAGTTTAGATGAATCATCTATGTTGCAGCCCCCAGCACCTACGTTTTGCGAACCTTTATAATTTATACCCATTTGTGAAGTGGCCAATTCTATAGGTTTTTTCATACTACAATCAGAAGCAAAATAATTTTGAGTCATATAATTGCAGGCAGCAACATCTTGAATATCTTCCATTGAACCGGAACATTCATCTAGGCCAATTCTAGACATGTTATTAAATGTATATCCTGAATAAGTAGCCATTTATATACTATTGACTGATATTTTATTTTTACTAAACTTTAATAATAATCAAATATATATAAAAATATATATTTATAATACATCAAATGAACAACGAAGAATTACTAAAAGAAAATCAGTCGCTAAAAGAAGAAATTGAAATTTTAAAGGCAAAATTAAAGAATTACACAGCTCCAAAAAGAAGTAAAAAATTTTATGAAAATCATAAAGAAGAAATAAAACAAAAGGTTAAAGAATACAAAGAAAAAACTAATTATAAAAGCATTATTTCAAAGGAAAAAAAGAGAGAATATAATAAAATATCATATTTAAAAAGGAAAGAAAAATTAGAAAATGAGAAAATGGAAAAAGAAAATAATGAAAATATTTAGAAATATTTTACGAAAAAACTTACTTAAATATTTTCTTAATATATAATAAAATGAGTAAATGCGAACATAACAAAAGAAAAGAAATTTGTAAAGAATGTAAAGGGAGTTCTATTTGTGAACATAATAAAATAAAATATACATGTAAAGATTGTGGAGGCAGTTCTATTTGTAAACACAATAATAGAAAAACAGCTTGTAAAGAATGTGGTGGTGGTTCTATTTGTCAACATAATAAAAGAAATTATTTATGTAAAATATGTGGAGGTGGTTCTATTTGTGAACATGATAGAATTAGATCAAAATGTAAAGAATGTAAGGGTGGTTCTATATGCGAACATAACCATAGAAAAACTACTTGTAAAGAATGTGGTGGTTCTGAGATTTGTATTCATAATAAAATTAAATATGGTTGCAAAGAATGTAAAGGTTCTCAAATTTGTGAACATAATAAAACAAAACATCTTTGTAAAGAATGTAAAGGTTCTCAAATTTGTGAACATAATAAAGTTAAGACTTTGTGTAAGGATTGTCATGGGTCTCAAATATGTGAACATAATAAAATTAAACGATTTTGTAAAGAATGTCATGGAAGTGGTATTTGTCAACATAATAAAATAAAAGATATTTGTAAGGAATGTGGAGGTGGTTCAATTTGTGAACATAATAAAAAAAGATCAATGTGTAAAGAATGTAAAGGTGGTTCTATCTGTCAGCATAATAGAATGCGTAATGTATGTAAAGAATGTGTTGGTAGTTTAATTTGTCAACACAATAGAATTAAATATAGGTGTAAGGATTGTAAAGGCTCACAAATTTGTCAACACAATAAAAATAAAATATATTGTAAACAATGTGGAGGAGGTTCTTTATGTAAATCTCCTTGGTGTGAAACTATTGGCAGCCGAAAATTTGAAGGTTATTGTAGACCTTGTTTTGTGAACAATCCTGACAACAGAGATAAACCAGCAATTCGGAATTACAAAACAAAAGAAAAAGATGTTGTTGATAGAATAACTGAAACATTTTCAAATTTTACTTGGGTATATGATAAAAAAATTCAGGATGGGTGTTCTCGTAAACGTCCTGATTTGTTGTTAGACATGGGGTCCCATATTATAATTATTGAGGTCGATGAAAATAAACATAACGATTATGATTGTAGCTGTGAAAATAAACGACTAATGGAGTTATCACAAGATTTGCAACATAGACCAATCGTATTTATACGTTTTAATCCAGACAGTTATATTAATCAAAATGGAGAATTAATAAAATCATGTTGGAAATTAAATAAGTTAGGTATTTTACAGATTATGAAAACAAAACAACAAGAGTGGGACGATAGAATAAATACTTTAAAGGATCAAATTCAATATTGGGTAGATAACCCAACTGAAAAAACTATTCAAATTATTGAGTTATTTTACTAATAATATTATTTAATTCAAAAACAATAATATTATTTTGCTAATTCTTCTTTATCCAGTATAATGGCCTTCGATATATTTTTTATTATTTTGTCGTCTTTTTCCTTATCACCACCCATAGCTTCTATGACAATTTTACTATATTGGTCAGCATACTTTGATTCGCTATAATTGCATCCAGGATGTTTCAGTTTATATTGAGGTAACAAATTTTCATTCTTGTAAGCAACCTTTTTAATCAGCTTTCTAATTTTATTATTATTGTCGTCATCTTTTTCCCATTTATCTTCATCTTTAATATAAACTGTTTCTCTCTTTTTATCCGTACAATGAATAGGTCTTTGAGTAATGTCTAAAGATTGTAGGTTAGAAGTTATAATATTAGAGATACCTTCTACATATCCTATCTCTCCAATTTTGATTAAATCAGATAATTGCAGCTTAATAGAATCTATAAAATCAGTTAAATTCATAGCATTTTTACATGTTTCATTCAAAAATACCTGAAGATTAAATGTTTTATTATGTGAATTATTGTTAACAGTATTAGTAGTGTTAGTATTTGTTATTCCACCCTTTGTTATTTCTTTAATAGTATCAGATTGATTTGATACTACAGAGTTTACTAAATCTTTTGTAAAATCCTGATTATCCTTAATAAGTGTCTTGATTATATTAAGTATTTCAGCAGTAGATATAGTATCACCAGTTTGCTTATTCAATTCTTTACATACTTTTTCGTGTTTGAATAAGCTCTGTCTATGTTTATACAAGTTTCCACAAACACACTCGAAAGAATTTGGCGCGTTTTGCGCGTTTTGCGCGGAATTTGTCAGCCATTTGTCAGCCATTGTCAGTCGTGCGTGCTTTTGGGTTGATAAATGTCTTGTCATATCACTTTTTTTGCAGCATTTATAGTTACATATTGAACATTCAAAAATATTGGCGGATTTTGGCGCGAAATTGTCAGCCATTGTCAGTCTATATATGGCTGACAAAAAAATCTCTAAATCATTTTTCCCAAAAAAATATAAAAAATTTTACAATCACAAAATAAAAATTTCACATTGTCTTGTGACCATAAAATTTCAATATCGTCACAGAAAAAATCGGTCAGTAAGGAGTATTTTGGCTTTTCATTTTTGGACATTTTTTTTGTCCATTTTTAAAAATCAAAATACTTTTCCATTTTCGAAATCACTTCATTTCCCTTCATGTGTAGGGAAGAAACATTGACCTTTTTTTCAGAATTTCAAGAATTTCCCTACATTATGTAGTAGACCGGTCTTTAAGTAGGTATTTCAATTTATTAATTTTTCATTCTGCGAAATTCCTTCAAATTCAATTTTTTACTCCAATTTGCGTCATCTACTTGAAAACATAATTGGCGTCTGCCTTTGATAACATATTTCTCAGGCACATCATATGCCCAGATTTCGAACCCATTTGCATATAAATATCCTAAATGGACTGGAGAGAACCATAAATGAAAATCCTTCTTACAAGCAAAGCCAAATACATAATTATTCAATTTAAAATTTCTAGAATATACAAATTTCTGAAGTTGTGAACCTTCATCTGTTTCAGGCTGTTGATTTCTCTCGGAACCGTCCGGCAAATAATCATCAAAATATTCTAGTTCATGAGGATATCTTAAGGTTAATGTCTTATTTTCATAAGGACCAGTTCCGTCTTTATGTATTCTGAAAATGATCATTTTTATTAATTAATATGAATAATTTTATATTAATATTAATCAATTTTTTATTTTAAGTGTTTTAAGGTGTCAATATGTCGTTGATATAAAATTCCTGTAAAGCATCCGAAGTCACATTTTTCGCAGTAATATGGAAATTCTTCTGCTCTCTCTTCTTTTGTTGCATGTTTGTTCAGATAATGAAGCTTGTAATTAGTTAAATTCTTTGGTATATAATGACAAAATTTACACTTTTCTTCTATTTTTTTATCACATCTTTCTTTACGCTTCTCTCCAGTATGTTTCTTTGACTCTACGTGTTCATTCCATTCGGATGGATAATTACATTTATATTGACATTTTTCACAAAAATATTTATGTTCCATTTTTAAATTATATATTATTTTATTTTTAAATGGTTTAGAGAAATATTATATATATATATATAATAAAATGCCTACAAAAATGAAATTATATAAAATTATATAAGTAAAATTAACTTGGGCTTTTCAAATACCTTATGTATTAACTAGACAAAAAAGTAGCAAAAGAATTAGGATATAAATATGAAATTTGGGTATATGATAAAAAAGGGAATAAAACATGTTACGTTTAATAAAGTGTGTACCTGTAATTGTCTTGTACTCTCGCAATTGCACCTTCAGGAGTTGATTCTTTACCAGAATATTTGAGATCATTATACAAGTACTGGCTGAACGCTCCTTGATCGTTTGTCACACGAGTATTTGGACAACTGTTAAATGGTCTCAGAGAATTATCAAGCTGAAATTGCTGCCAGAGGTCACCAAATAATTGCTTGTTAGTATTTTTTATACCAGGGTTCATCATCTGAACAGCACGTTTAACATTTTTAGTTATATCCTCATCGACGTCCACGTTGAAACTTGGTGGGGCAGCTTTTCTCTCAGGCTCATCATTGATCTGAGTTAACAATACATTACTAAACGGGTTCTTCTTTGTTCCTTCTTTAAATTCAGTTCTCAAAACAGCATCTAAAGTTACAGGATTTACGAAAGATTTTGGCTTGTTATCAAACATACCAGTAACCTCGTTGCCTTGAACAGATGGCGAAGAGTCAAAATTTTCCAACATATCTTTTGTTAACTTCTGTCTGCGCGTACCATATAAAATAAATATAACTAATAATGTTATTGCACCTACTGCTAATATTTTCATTGACATGGTCAAAATATATCCTAAAATAGTGAGTAAAATAATTAATCGAGAGATAGCATTGAGCTTTTGTTCATAACACATGAATGATGAAGGCCATAATTCAAAAATATAATCTTTATTAAATAAAATTGTGGGATCATTTGACCAAAATTGTATTGTCATATTATATATATATAAATCTTTTAAAATTATTTGCTTAAATTTCTTTTATTACTATCATTTTTCTTTTTCTTTATTAGTTTCCTCAAATGTTTTCTTTTTATTCACGAATGTAACTTCTGACAAATCTAATCTCATAAAATAATAAGGCCCCTCATCATAATACAACCCTGGTTCATCTTCGTCTGAATCAAATGACATTTTTTCTCTAGTTATTTTGAACCCAAATTTATTGGAATAGTATTTAAATATGTCACCTTTACATACTAAATATATGTATTTGGTATTGGTTTGTTTTGCCAGGTATATTAAAGCCTTTATTAATTTTTTCCCTATACCTTGTCCTTCACATTTAATCGGACAACATATACCATTAAAGTTTATTATTCTCTCGCCGTCTTTTTCGTTAAACGTAAAATTTAATACACCTACTACTCTACCGTCTAAACTTGCGTAGAAAGTTATATCGTTTTTAATTAGACTTAAAAAGTAATTATAGCTAATTGTTTCTTCACCTCTGCAAAAATATGGATCATTTTTAATTTCATCGTATATTTTATCTAAAGACTTATCTCCTAATTGAATATTAATATCTAGGTTAATTTCTGATTTGAATAAATTTCTTTTAACGCTATCAGGACATACATAATATATTTGAATATTTGACATTTATATTATATTATATGATATATATTATGTATATTATGTATATATCAATTTTTTATTTTTTACCTTTCTTTTTCTTATTAGAAGATTGTTGTTGTTGTTGCTGCTGCTGAGGCTTGGCACCTCTTGGTGTTCTTTCTGGCTTATCTCCAGAATTAATAAAATTAAGTGTTTCTTCAATACTCATTTGAGATTGTTGACCTTGCTGGGCTTGTTGAGCTTGTAATTGTGCTGCTGCTTTAGCAATAGCATTAGCCTCTGCTTTTGCTCTAATTCTCTCCTTAGTTTTGGCCATTTTTAGACGCTGATTTAATTGCGACTCCATGGCATTAGTATTAACCTTTGCACCACCACCTAGTCCACCCATTCCCATCTTATTCAGCATTGACTGAATATTTCCCATCCCTGGCATATTTTTCATCTTATTCATAAGTTCGGTCGCTTCTTGGATCATTTCAGATTCTTTAAATTCGCCTGATTTAATCTTTGAATCTAATTTATCTCCAACAGTTTTAACGAGTCCCATAAGTTTAGTTGGGTTTTTAATTAGTTTATTGAATACATCTTTCATGTCAGTCGCGCCGTCAAAATCCATATTCAAATCAGCCGCTGTTTCTTCAGCAATTTCCTTGGCTAACTGACCTATTTTACCGTCTAACATGCCAGTGATATGATCATTAATTTGCTCAGCATTTGGTAAGTCAGACGGGTTCAAACCTTCAGCTAAATTCTCTCCTCCTACTCCGTAGGATCCACTTAAATCAAATAAATCTTGCATTTGACCCAAAGTCTCTTGTAGCTTACTCTTAAACTCTTCTTCATTTATGGCCTCAAACAATTTAGCTGTATCACCAAATGCGTCCTTGTTATCTAGTGTACCCACAATAGAAAATAAAATAAGTTGTAGATACTTCCAAATGGTTTCACGTGTTTTATCTGAAATATCACATTGCCATAAGTTTTTGAAATGTATCTTTGGAAAGAACTCAGTATCAAGATCAGAGTCTTCTTTAAACATTTCTTCATTTTGGTATAAAATATCAAAAAATCTTGGTGGAAATTTCTTCTTGCAAAAATCAAATAAAAGTTTTACTGATTTCTTCTCTGATTTTTCATAAGCTTTTACTCTGTCTTCTTCTTCTTCGATATAATTAAATTGTTCCTTACTCTTCCACCATTTGTCAATAAATGGTACATACTCTGGAAAAGTTGTTTTTAAATCACCGACAAAATCTCTTATAACTTTTGTAAACTCTTCAGGAACTGAATTTGAATTTTCTGACATATAATTTAATATATATTATTTTTGTTTAAGTCATAATATATATTAAATAATTTAATATTTCCACTTTTAGAAAAAGTGGATCAAAAATAAAATAATAATAAATGGAAATATAGATATTAAATTTAATATAATTATCAAAATGATATTAAATATTTGGTTCTACCTTTTGGTAACACAGTCGCTTCGCTTAAAGGTAGACGATTTATTCAACCAAATAACACAATTTAGTCAAATTTTGAATATACTTCATTACTTTTGCTTGATTTTCTGGTCCCATATTTTTGATTGGTTCCCTCAATCTATTAATAGATTCCATAATCCTATCTGAGTTTTGCGTATTTGACACATCAGATGAGTAATCCTTTGATAAAAAGAATGAAATATCATTGGCTTCGATTTGAGTTCTATACTTGTCAGCAATAAAAGTCTTCCATATTTTCACAATCATCTTAGGATTAGCCTTTCTTATCATGATAAGAGCATTTTTTGCAGCTAAAATGTCAGGGTCATTCGGAAATACACTTTGGACATCATTTAAGAACTCAATAAAATGGTCATTAAACGCATTTAATATGTTAGACATTATATATTCTTCATACATTATTTTTAAATTAGTTTAACAAATATATTTAATTTATAATTTAATTTTTTTATATAATCATTTTATTCTTATTATTCATTTCTAATCATTTTCTACCTTGCATTCTTTACATTTATTCCATTGATTAAATTGTGGCATGCATTTGCATGCATTGCAATACCATTTTTTACATTTATAACAAGGCCATCCGTCTGACCCTCGGTCTACGTCTGCACCACAAGAATTACAGCTTCCAAAACATCCGCAAATTCTTTCTCCGCTTTTAGTTTCGTAGCAATTTTTACATAGTTTCACACCACAATCTGAACATACATTCTTTAATATACATTTATCACAAACAGTAACACGACAATAGTGACAATCAAAAGAGTTCTTTTTGGTTATAACCTTGTCACAAATTTCACAGTTCATTATCTAATTATATAATTATATAATAATTATAAATTATTATAAACAAATCAATTTTTAATTATTTAAAAATGAATTATAAAATATTTAAAAACTCATTGGTGGTCTGTTACCAGTAATAGCTCTTATATCAGCATCTCTTTGTTCTTGCATTTGCTTTAATTTAGCTTCCATTTGCGTATTAGCCATGTCTTCTCCCATTTTCTTCGCACCTCTGATTGTAGAATTGAAGTCATCATTGCTAGTATTTGTATTTGATATTTGACCGGAAAAAGCAGTATTTAAATCAACATAATTATGCATTTGCCTCATACCTCCATTACCGTCTGCTTTTAATTCATCTGGGTCTTGGTCTAAAAAACTATATTGGTCAGAAATAATATCGCCAAATCCTCCAGAACTACCGAGTGAAAATGCCATAGGTTCCATATTATTTTTTGTAGCAACCCGCATTTCTTGTTGTTGTTTTGGTTTTAAATGTTGTAAAATCTGTTCTCCGTATAAAACCTGATAACCTTGTGTCAATAATAGTAATGCAGGAACTTTTGTTATATTTTCTGGTAAAATAATTTTTTGCTCATTTTCTAAAACAATATATGTTTTATTATTTGCATCTTTTACTCGTTTATCAATGCATATAAAATGAATATCTTTTTGAACATCTGATTTCGATAAAAGCTGTAAATATTTTTTTGAAACTTCACAATATTTGCTGTAATATAAAATACAACTCATCTTAATATATACTTAGTTAATTGAAAATTATATTTAACTCATTTAAAAAAAAAATGATTTAAATTATTAATTTAAATATAAATGTATATTAGATATAATGCAAGTCAATCCAGGAATGTCAACTGAATTTAACATTAATCCGCGTGTGGATATCATATCCAAGATCGATAATGATGAACTAAAGTTTACCTTAAGTGGAGTAAATGTTAGTATCGTTAATGCGCTAAGAAGAATTATTCTATCGGAAATTCCAATTGTAGTTTTTAGAGTTTCACCAAATGATAAAAATAAATGTAATATTATTGCGAATACTTGTGGTTTAAATAATGAGATTGTTAAACATCGATTAAGTTGTATACCAATTCATATCAAAGATGTCGATGAATTCCCACTAAAAAATTATATGCTGGAGTTAAATGTACAAAATAATACCGATACAACTATTTATGTCACCACCAAAGATTTTGTCATTAAAGACTTGGTTTCTGGAAAACCTTTACCTGAGAATAAAATTCGAGAAATTTTCCCAGCTGATGAATTGACTGGTGATTTTATTGATTTTGTAAGATTGAAAGCTAAACCAGCTGAAGAAATTCAAGGAAAAATTATTCATCTAACAAGCGAATTTGATATTGGAACCGCGAAAGAAGATGCAGCTTATAATGTAGTATCAACTTGTTCATATGGAAACACAATTGATGATGCAGTACAAGAGGCTAAATTAGCACAATTAAAACAAAAATGGAAGGATGAAGGGAAAAAAGAATCAGAAATTGATTTTGAAGCTGCTAATTGGAAGCTTTTGGAAGGCAAACGTATTTTTAAGAAAGACAGTTTTGATTTCGTTATTCAATCTATTGGAATTTATACAAATGCGGAGTTACTTGTCTTAGCGTGTAAAGTTATGATTGAAAAATTACAAAAATTAAATTCATCTATTGAAAAAGATGAAGTAGAAATTAAGATTGCTGAATCAACCATTCCAAATTGTTATGATATAAAATTAGATAATGAAGATTATACAATCGGAAAAGTAATTGAATATTTTATGCTTTCATCATTTTACGAAAGAGGTATCTTAACTTATTGTGGATTTAAAATGCTACATCCACATGATGCATACAGTTTAGTTCGTGTGGCATATAAAGAACCAATCGTAGTTGATATTATTAAAAATGACTTAAAAACTTGTATTGACTATTCAGTTGATACATTTACAAAAATAAGAAAAGAATTCTTGAAATTGGTTCCACGTTAAACAACCGGATAATTATAATTTAACCATCCAGCAACAGGTACACCAAAAACAGGTGATTTACCAAAACCAAATTTTATAGCAGTAACTTTATATCCTAGCATCTTAAGTAAAACTAGTGCTTGACTACTAGTATGTCCAACATAACAAATTAAAAATATCTGTTTATTTTTAGGTAATTTATTTAAGTTTTCTTTTTTCATTAAATCAAGCCAAAAAATATTTGTTGAACCTTTAATGTGAAATTGATTATAATCATTTTTTTGTCTTAAATCTAATATAAACGGTTTTTTATTATAATAATTTATATAAAAATCAGTTGGTGTTATATAATTCCAATCATCTTTTGTTTCTTGTAAAAAATTTCTAAATTTTTCAATCAAACCATCATCCATTATATAGATAATAATATAAAATATTTATTATATTATTATAATAATTGTTATTGTTTATAATGAAAATTATTGTTGTTGTTCATGTTCAGCAACAATTGTGTCGATATTTCTCTTTCTCATTTGAAAATTCAAACAATACATCAATAACGATGGATGTAACTCATTCACGTATTTTTGAACAATTGTATTATTAATAAACATTTTTTTCTCTCTCAAATCATTCATATAAATTTTATGAATATTAAACATATGAGTTCTATATTGTTCTGAAAATTCGAGTAACGGCTTTTCTTTTTTTATATAACATGACACATAATTACTATATAATGTATTTGTAAAGAGATGCACTTGATCTCTAAAAATAGAAAATTCACCTTTGTTTTCTGGATAAAACTTCAAAAAATCCTTCACTTTACCCTCCTTTCTAAGAGATAAATATTGATATTGTAGCTTGGGTTGATTACCTCTTAAATTTCTAACTTGTTCATATACTGGATTCCTAATCTTCGTTCTTTCACCAGTTTCCTTATTATGAATGACTACACCAACTATATCGTATGATGTGTTCATTGAACCGTATTTTTCAATTAATTCCGAATATTTATTGAACTCATAAATTTCAGGGAATTTTACAGATGTTCCTAGTAATTCATTGAAATTTTGTTTAAACCCATGTGAGTCAAAATAATCGACTGAATTATTATTTCTATCAATCTTGTAAACACCAACCAAATATAATTGCGCCTTAGAAAATGGGACAACAATTCTGTTTTCAGGATGTTGAAGAACAAAACTATAACATAATTCAGTGTCCAATTTATTAATATCTAATTTACATTCAGATGCAGCCTCCATGAACATTTGTCTGAATGTTTTAGAAGCAGATGATTTATAAAAACTTGATGTCGCACCAACTGTATTACGGGTAGAAATTTCCCAAGCACTTATACATGGATCAAAAAAAACATTAACCATTGTTCCTTCAACAAATTCCTCTGCTTGAATACCATTTGTATTTTCAGGATATTTCTGTATAAATGTATCAGCATGTAGAGATTTTGTAGGTGCAAATCCAACAACTTGATTAGCTGAATTTAAAATGACAGAACGACATAGTCCATATGTTGGTATAAGGTCAACACATAAAAAGTTCTTATCGTATCTAATAACCTTGTAGTTAGAGTTATTTGTTCTACATTCAATTTTGTTGAGTTTTAGTATATTTGAACTGAATGTATTGATATAATCTGGTTGAAGTAGATCATTAAAGCCAGGAATTTCAGACAGATTGTATTTCATATTGCCAGTATAATTAAATATACAGTTGTCTTTAAACTATATTTATATTGATTATTACTTAAGTATAAAAATATCTAATATAATTATAGAGCAATGTCTTTAGAACCTGAAAAAGAAGATATAGAACTAGAACTTCAATTAGGAGATATAATTCAAATTACTAATCCAGTTAATGAAAATCTAAATGATCAGACCTTTATAATTGATTATATTGATAAGTCAAAAGTTTTTTTAATCAATACGGATACATTAGATAGAATTAAAATCAAAATATCTGATGACGGTATTTTAGGTGACGGAAATATAACAAGAATTGAAATACTTAGTAGAGCAGATAGTCCTAGTTATGCTAGACAAAACAAACTTTTACCTGGTAAATGGATAAATATTTATTTTGGCGGAGACATTCCTACTATAATTACTGGTGAGATAACCAATTTAGAAGAAGATATGATTGAAGTTAGAACATCTGATAAAGACATTATATACATAAATTTTGATTATAGAGGAATACCAGAAAATTTACCAATTGAAAATATTGAAATTAGAGAGAAACCAGTTGAGCAAAAACAAGTTGTTCCTCCGGAAGTAGAGGAAGAAGGTTTCAAAGAATTAGAAGAAAGACATATGGAAATAGAAGAACAGGATGAATTGGTAATTCCTGAACTAGAAAAAGAAAAAAGAATGATCGACGTAGATCAAATACAAATTGGAGTACCAACAAAAGATATAAAAGACCAGTTGAGAGAAATCATTATTAAGGCTGATCAAATCGTTTTTGGTAATGAAGAATTAGGCCCAATTACGCGATTTGTTGATGTGGCGTCGAAATCCCAAAGATTTAGTATTGAACAACAAGTAAGTGATTTATTAGATGATCTTCTCTCAACAGTTCCTAATTCACAGAGAACTCCAAGAGTATTGAATAATATACATACAATGATAGAGAGATTTAAACAGTTGCGAACTGCATTCTCTGAATTTGACAAATATGGTAATGTTGAAACAATGGTGAAACATGGTGCCACTCATAAACCACTTAAAAATTGGTTGCAAAGTTTTAACACAAATTTATACTGGATTTTACCGATTGTTAAAAATATTAAGAAAGTTTATAATGTTAATAATAATGATGAAGAAAATAATGATATAATCAATATAGATTTAACAAAGGATATCAAAGATATAAGAGAGATTATTGCGAATTATCGATCAAATACTCTACCAGCTGAGAGTAATAAATACACAGCATTATATTCAGAATTAGCACCATATTTTACACCTTTTAAATTAGTTGATGAAGAAAGTATGTCTGGTATAATTATTGAAAAAGAAGTTAATGCAAATATAAATATAGCAATTGATAATTTGGAAGACCTATATTCGTCTGTATTCAGTAATAATATGATAAGAAATAGACGTTTTGTTATATCAAAATATAATCTTGGAGATACAAAATTAGATATAACGGATTCTACATTCGCAAAGATGACTACAGTACGAGTAAAAATTACTGATAATGATACTATGGGTTTAAAATCTATTATGACACTTCCAGAACCAACAATAAGATTTTCAAAGATTAATTTACCGGGTACAGACATGTTAACGAGAGCAAATCTTAACCAAACATTTTTAAATTATTGGGAATTTTTAAAGAAAAAAACAAATGTCAGTGATATATTTGTTGAATCATTTGATAATGAATTTGAATTTCACGAAAATGAATTTGTTAATGGAATTAGAAATTATGTTATTAATATTCCTGAAGAAGAAATGAAAGGCATGACTAGATATGATTTATATAAAAAATATGTGTCAACTATAGTTCCAAAGACCAAAATGCTATTTAATTTAATGAAAAAATATATTAAAGGTAAATTATCTATTGTAGAAGTTGTTGGGTATTTAGAACCATTTTTAATATATACAGATGATTTAACATATAATCAATATCTAGAAATTGTTGAATTTATTGATAGCAAAATTTCAGAATACAATAAAAATATGATTGAGTATTCTAGAATATTTAAAATATTATCAACCGTTAGACAAAGTCAAATTTATCCAGTAAAAGCATTTACAATTATTGAGATAATAGATAGAAATTTAAGAGCAGATGTATTAGACACAGGTTATGGATTTGATGATCCAGAAAAAACATTTACGAACTCCGAGATTTTACGAAAGATAATACTAAAAGATTATTCACGATTATATACATCTACACTAGCTTTACAAAATTTAAAATTAATGATACCAAAAGACGTAAGTGAAATATTTGATATTGAGAAGAAAAATAACGAGGAAAAATTAAAGGATGAAGAAAAAGAAGATAAATGTGAGACAATGGTAATAGCGAAAATGTATACTTCATTAGAACAATTAGAGTATGATAATGATAAGCCAATTTATTTTGATAAAAAATATGATAAAACTAATTATGGGTTAATGGAAGAAACAAAAGGTGGATATGCAGAACAAGTGATTAACATGACTCCCGAACAACTCAAAGATCATATCACTCAAGATCAAATGAAAAAAAATAATTTATCTCAATTAGACGCAATTTATCTTGCTGAAACATTAATTGATGGAATTAAAAAGGTAATAGATGGTCAATATGCTCTTTTATATAAGGGATATTCAGAAAATATTCAAGACGAAACAGACTATTATGTCCGAAAAAACAATAAATGGATTATTGACAAAGAAATGTCAAAAAAAACAGGTATGACGGATGAGGCATCTATTATTTGTGATTTACAAGAAAAATGTATTAGTATGCCAACTAATACAGGTGATAAATGTGAAAGCATGGAAATAAGTGAATTAGGTTTACAAAACAATCTTCTTAAAAATATTATTAGTGAATTTGACACAAAATATAAATTATCGAAGGAACAGTTTGAAAAGGATATTAGAGAGAAGTTTGACTATTTTATGTCTATTATGCCTGTAATAAGTAAAATGGAGACCAATGCATTATTAAAATACAACAATCAAAAATACAATATGGGTATTAAAATTGAAGACGAAACTAAAGGCCAAATTGTGTCGCCTTTTGCTGAATTACTTAATGTTATTTTAGGTCAGCGAGATTTCGTGAAGAAGCAGCGAGATATTATCTTATTTGCTAACAAATTTACAAGACCTGGATTGCCTGGATTATCGCCAACCGGTCAACCTGAAACTGAGCACTGGTTGTATTGTATCAAGACCAATATGCCTTTGCTTCCAACATTTAAAAAAGAATTGGCTGCTGCATTTGTTAATTCTGAATATTTGTACCAAGTCGTACTAGAGAAAATTAAAGCCACAAATGGTGCACTTAGTGATGATGGTGATTGGTGGACTGATAAATATACGGGTTGGCCAATTTGTCCTGGGGATTTTGACGTCGAAGAGGGTTATGAAGAGGGATTTAAGGTAACATCTAGAGCTGTCATGGAAGAAGATGCTGGCAGCAAGATTATGGCTGTTTCTTCCCAAAAAACTATCAAATATGTAACTCCAGAAACTATCATGATTAATAATATTGTAAATGCTCTCTCGGTTGCGATGGGTATTAATATTGAAACACAGAAAGAATTTATCATAAATTGTGTTATTGAAACAATTAAAACTACGATTGAAAGCGAAGAAGATTACAAAGAAAAACTTAAACTTGCATCACAAAAAGGTAAGAGTTTGGCGTCTTATAGAGATTATTTTAACAATTCTCTCCTTTTTTTCACATTAGGAATGTATTTAATTGCGGTTCAAACTATAGTTCCATCCGTTAGAACAAGAAAAACACATCCTGGTTGTGTACGTTCATTTACTGGTTATCCATATGATGGACAAGGTGATTTAAGTAGTTTAGCTTATTTGGCATGTATTACTTATGATATTAGAGATTCAGGAGAACCATGGAATGTATTGAAGAAAACTAATACTGAAAAAATACAAAATAAAATAAAAATGGCTATAGATGACTTTCTTATTCAGTTACCAGAGGTACAAAGAAAATTTTCAGAAAAAACACAATACTTATTAACAAATCCTTCAACAGCAATTCCAGAAGAACACGATATTGCACAATGGTCAGATTTTCTTCCACCATTAGTTCCATTTAGAATTAAACAATTGGCAACTATTTCGACAGAGTTTAAGAAAGCATTAACAAATGATTTAAGAAATGGAATACAAAGCCAGAGAGAAAAAATACTTGTCATTGAATCTAAAATTATTCAATTCTCTCTAGCCATTCAAGAAAAGATACAGGAAATTGTGAAAAATCATAAGGTTCTTCTTCATACAGCTAACAATGACCCTTATCTTGAGAATGCATGTTGCGATAGCAAAGAGAACGAGAGTACCATTGACTATTTTAGTAGTCGTAGTCCAGATATTATAGTATTTAATGATATTGTCAAAAATCTCTCGAATATATTAGATGACATTAGATCTTATTCAGAAGCCGTTATTTTATATAGTAATGTAAATACTAAGAATGTATATCCACCAATATCAAACACATTTAATGAAAAATCAATATATTTGGCATTCATTTTCTACTGTAAATTTAAATCATTAATCCCTATACCAGCTGATTTAGTTCCTTTATGCACAGATAAACCAGATACTGGTTTACTAGACCCATCAGATACAATTGATAGAATGATACAAAAACTCAAAGAAGACGGAAGAAATTATACAAATCAGCAATTTTTAAGGCTTATACAATTAATTAGTAGAGAGAATATAATTAATATTGAACTTGATAACCCAGTTATATCATGCATAGCTAAATTGTCTAGTTTATTAGATGCTATTTATGATGAAAATAATGAAGATGAAATAATTGAACAATCATTGAGAGATTTAATTAAAAATGCGATTGATACATTTGAGATCGCTACTGAAACCACACCAAAACAGGTTAAAGATTTGAATGATTTTTTAATTCGTGCAAATGAGGAAATGACGAATGAGTTAGTTGATTTTGTTCAAAAGAATAGTGGTTCAAATGTTACACGCAGTTCAATTAAGAAATTCGCTGACACAATTACAAATTTATCTACATGGGTGTGTGATACTTCAACCAGAAACGAAAATATTAAGATTTCAAATGATGCTATGTATAATGTCGCTAATTTTTACAAAACATATATCGACAATTTTGTTAATATATTTCCAAATATTATATTGAATAAGGTTAATTTTGATAACACTCATATTCCAAATTATTACGGATTTTCAAAAAATCATGCAAATAAACTTAAAAAATATATTTCGGATTATTTTGAGAAGCTAAAACCGTTTTACGGTATACCAACTTTATTAAATATTCTAACCACTATTAAAAAGCTTGGTAAAAATATGGTAAGTTTGGCTAATGCAACACCTTGTTTTACAAGTATTAAGAATAATGATAAAATTTTAAGAGGTGTTATTGATGAAAGAACTAGTAGATTTTTATTTGAATATTACCTTCTTCGTATATTAATTACTTATGTGGCATTAGCTGATGAAAAAGATATGATTGTTACTGAAGTTAAAAAGACGGTTGAAGTTACTGACATATTTTCAGTTGATTATATTGAAGAAACTGAAACAAGAATTGATTTAGGAATGTCATCTAGAAATGAAACTGATACTAGAGTTATGAGTGGAAATAAAAAAGTTCTAAAACAGAAAACTGCTGAGCTATTAATTGCTTTTATGGATATATTTAGAAATGAAAAAGAAACCATTGACACGAGTTATGAAGAAATACAAGACCGAGTTTTCAAATTGAGAGAAAGAGAAAAAGATATGGTAACAGACAGATTGAAAGCAATGACGGATGAAGAAAGAGATGCTGATACTTTAATGAAAGTTACTAAACAAGGTTTATATAGTAAAGGGTTACAAAAGGGATTAACAGTATTAGATAAAGATTTCTATGACGAAGAACAAAATTTGAGAGATGAAATGGAAAAAGCAGAGAGAAAAATAAAAAGAAAAAATAAAGATGCTACTGATGAAAACATTGATATTCTAGTGGATGAATATTTAGAACAACAACAGGTTATTGCTGATATAGATGCAGATGCTTATGATTTAGAATATTTAGGTGAAGACTATTATGACGGTAATTATACTGGAATTGATGCACCAGAATATGAAACATATGGAGACGAAGAATAAGAAATAATGAATAACAATAATTGTTTAGATAAATTATAATTATAAAAAATAGTTTATAATTATATATTAGATGTATGCAAAATATATTAGAGAAAATATCACATTAGTAGCTGTTATGTTATTTGTTATAATTTTTGGAATAATTCAAATCATGAAACCAGCATGCTTCTATAATAGCAATGGAAGTATTCGAGAATTTGGAGTAGGTTACAAAAATAAAACTATTCTACCTATCTGGTTGTTTTCACTTTTATTAGGTATTATATGTTATTTAGTTGTATTATATTCTGTAAATACACCGAAAATATTTTGATTGTAAGTAAAACGATAATATAATATATATTATAACCTAGTAAAACATCTCTTCATATTGTGCGTACTCATTTTCAGTTGCTTCACCAAATAATTCTCTTTCTCTATCCTTTTTTGCTTTGTACTCCTTCGTCAATTTTGAAAGCTCTTTTTGCTTTTGTTCATTCGCAACCTTTTTACTAATCACCTTATTTTTTGGTGCTTTTTTTTCAGTTGATGATAATGTCGATTTTTGTTCATATTTATTAAATTCTTCATAAGCTAAATCATCTTCAAATAAATTTTTAGTTAAAGCATTATCTGATTCTTCTACTAATTTCCTTTCTTCCAAAATTTTTAATTGTTGTTCATTTGGAAGACAAGCTTTCTCATAATCATCCCAGTCTTCCCAATTGTCCATTATTATATAATATGTATATACTAATTATATAATTACGTTTTTAAGTCAATTTTTGTAATTTATTTTAGCTTCTTTTATTCTTCTTCGTTTTTCTTTTTTTAGTTACTGTTTTTTTTGTACTAGTTCTTTTCCTTGTAGAACTTCTTCTTTTCCTTGTATCACTTCTTCCTTTCCTTGTACCAATCCTTTTTCTTATTTTTCTACCACCAACTGGATCAGACGTAAGTGTATATGAAACTGGTTTATATACAGTAGCGCTTTGACCTTCCTGACAATGTCTTGCACTAACATAACGATCTCTTTCATCGCCAAATAACGCATTATAGGAAACTGTAGAAACTAATTTTTCATCGCTTTTTTTAAATATATATATATTTTGAGTTGCTTGGTTAAACATATTTTCCAATTCTATTAAATCCCCAAATCCTGTTAATTGTTTTATATCAAAATATGGTTTATTTGTATTTATATTATCTCGTGTCATGGTGCCAGCAATAATACATTGAAAAATTATATATGAGTTTAATTTTTCTGGTTCTAACGCATCCGTTACAGCTTGTATTGGAACGGCAACACGACTTGATCTGTTTATATCATCTGTATAAAATACAAACACCATATTTTCGTCTTCCAATGCTTGTTTAATAGGTATGTCTTCACCATTTATTATATCATAACAATCATTTTCACTACTGAAACTAACTGTTTCACCTGATGCTTGTGGTGTTCTTTGTAATGCTTGTTGTATTATGGCTCGTTCTTCGTTTTCTTCTTCGTTTTCTTCTTCGTTTTCTTCTTCGTCTTCATCTTGAATAAATCGATATCGTATTGCTATAGGTTTATTTGTTTCCTCCATAGAAGTAGCTCCTACAAACATATCATTAATATCTGTTTGATTACTTATAACCCAGTTTTTTAATGATTGATTAAAACTTGTCGCGTCGTTAAACATATAACTCATATCTTTTACATTACTAACATCCCAAGCATTCAATGGTTGATTAAAACTTATTGCTTCATTAAACATAGTACCCATATCTTTTACATTACTAACATCCCAAGCATTCAATGGTTGATTAAAATCTGTTGCTTCAACAAACATAGCACTCATATTTGTCACTTTACTCACGTTCCAACAATTTAATGGTTGATTAAATTTTTTCGTTTTGTAAAACATACTACCCATATCTTTTACGTTACTAACATCCCAATTATTCAATGGTTGATTAAAATATATTGCTTCAATGAACATTTCCATCATAGATTTCACATTACTTACATTCCAACTATTTAATGGTTGATTAAATTCCCTCGCACCAGCAAACATAGCAGTCATATCTGTCACATTACTTACGTTCCAACTATTTAATGGTTGATTAAATTTTTTTGCATCAGCAAACATTAGACTCATATCAGTAACATTACCCACATCCCACTTAGATATATCTTCATTGAAATCTTCGTATTCTTGAAATAAAGATTTCATATTTGTTATATTACTCACATCCCAATATCCTATTGGTCCGTATTTCGTAATATCATTGTCACCTTCTATATATTTCTTGATTGTCTCCTTTATATTTTCATTAGTCAAAATTAATTGATCTGACATATATATTCTAAATATATTTATATCTTTCCTTTTTCATTTTCGTTTATAACCTCTTTTTCTTGTAGTTCTTCTTTTTCTTGTAATATTTCTCTTATTAGTTTTTTGTTTATTATTAGTATTTCGTTTATTATTAATTTTCCTCTTTTTTCCACCATTATAGTTTTTATTTAATATTCTTGCTATTCCATATTCTTTCGGCATTATGGATTCTAATTCTGAAAACCCTGCTGACTGATAAAAATCATTATATATTTCTCTCAACTTGTCATTTAATAATATTTGATACACCTTAATTTTATTATCAATTACATCACTATCTTTTGGTGAAGTAGGTTCACTCAATCCAATTTCATTTAGAAATACATTATAATTTGATAATATTCTTTGATGATCTGGAAAAAGTATTTGCTTTGTTTTCGGATTTACATACAATTCTATACCAACAGTTTTATATATATCTCCATATTTTTGCAAACAATTTGCTACATTCATATGTGCGTTATCTAATCGATATTTATCGGCAAATCTATTCGATTTTAGAGCTAAATATTTTGCTAGCAAATATGTGCAATCATTATTATCTATCTTATGAACGGATAAATTATTATCACATGGTGGACAATAATTATCAAAAGGTGGACAATTATCTTTTATTTTATAACAATATGGATAAATTTCTAATGTCTTACTCTCCATATATTTTATAAATATTATTATTTACTAGCAATGTATATGTGATATAATGTTATTTATTCCTTAGTTTTTTCTACAAATTTCTTATTCATATTTTTTAGTTTACGACTACAACCGCGATTTGTTAGTTTAAATTGAACTATCAAAGTAAGTAATAAACCTGTATAAATATACCACATTGCCTCACCAATATTATCCTTTGTAACAACTAATCCAAACAATTCATTTTGAATAATATCTGTTTCATCAGTATCTACCTGATATTTTTTCTTCATTAATGGTTTAAGAATATCCCAATATTGGCCAAAATTACTTGGTGCCATTTGATTAATTAATATGCAAGTGTTTCCACATATTCTATTTATTACGTTAGAGGCAGATTTTAGTGCCTTATTTTTATCATGTGTAATATCAGGATGATTAGTCAATTCCTCTACAACCTCTTTATTCATTAATAATTCAGTTAATACTTTATAAGTAGAACTAGATATATAATAATAACCCACAATATCAGAAAACGCGCTTTTGAAACCAGGATAAATGATCAAAATCAAGACTAAAACACCAAAAATAAGTATCCAAGGTAAGAATGTTATCATACCTGCTTTCCCCATATTTCCAGTAATAGTTCCTCCACAATTATTCGTAATAATATATGAATTTACCATAAATTGTATTAAAACAGTCAGAAAGACATATATAGCTAAATATATATAAGTACTTGTAATATAACTATTATATGAAACCTTATTTTTATATAACGTATAAGGTAACACAGGTTTTAAAGCAAAATAATAAAAAAATGTAGTTAATAAAAATGTTATAATATTTAAGTAAGAAATTTCCATATAGATAATATGTATAATTTAATTTAAAATTTTAACATTATTTATTATGAATTTCAGTGAACCTGCGACTAAACCAACACTAACAGAGCCAGGTGTGAAATATTTTTTAAATCAAGCACTTAAACAATCTCATATCATCAGAGAGAAATTTCATAACACAATTTTTAATATAGGAATGTTCTTATTATTTTTGATTATTTTAGGGGGAATACTAGTTTACAAATATAAAGGAAAATTAACACCGGTTGAAATAGCTCAAAAAAATAAGGAAAAGCAACAATACATATTGGAAAAAATCAAAACTTTCCAGATTGCAAAGCAACGGGCTCACCAAGAATTAATAACAGGATTACCACATTGGGAAAATGAATACATATCTAGATCTTAAATATAGATAAGTTTTCGATATAAATTTAAATTATTAACCTATAATATATATAATGTCAACAGAAGAAATACTTAGCGTAAAAGATGCTTTAAATGAATACTTTAGATTGAAAGAAAAATTCGAAAATGAAATGAATGTGAATAAAAGAAAAATAATGAATAATCCAACTCTTAGTAAAAGAGAGAAGAGATCAGAGTATTTAAAATTGATGCCAAAATGTGTAAATTGTAGACGTCCATCTAAAAAAGGGACTATATTTTCAGTTACTTTTCATCCGTCAGATGAAAAAACTGACGCATACAGAACTTTTAAAACAATATGTGGTAATTTGGCAGACCCTTGTAATCTTAATATTGAAATCAATTTAGGTGTTGTGGAACATTTGGATAAAATGATTGAAAATATTAGAAAAGAAATAAGTGAAACAAAAAATGTTATCATTAATGATAAAAATAAATTATTATTTGGACTAATGACAACAGAAACAGCTCTCGAAAATTTTGATACAAACAAGTCTTATATTACTGATTTAACATCTATTTATGAAAGTTATTTGGATCAATGGAATAAAAAAATAGATAATCCAGACAAGAAGGCTGAACTAGATGATTCCTTTATATTGTTATATCAAAACATTGATAAAATCAAAGAATGTATAAAAAAAATGAATGAAAATAATGATATGCAATTTGCTGTAGATGCAGCTAGTATATATTACACAACCGTACAACCTTTAATGAACAAAATCAGACAGCTTAAATATGGTGAAAATATTGTTTTTAATGATGATAGTAATGATACTTGTAGATTAATACAGAATCGAATTTCGCTTCAAGATATGGCAGTTGGTGGATATAGTGATAAAGTTGTCGCTTTTGATGTTGGACTTAAAGCTAAGATGGTACCAAAGAAAAAAGAAGAAGCTGAAATAAAAGAGTTAACTATTAAAATAGAAGAACCAGGTCAACCAAAAGCAATCAGAGAGGTTGAACAAGATGAACCTATTATTGGTCAAGGAAAGGATGGAATAGCATGGAATATTCCAAAATATCAACAACTTTGGGATAAACTACCAGAAAAATTGAAGACAGAATTTAAATTAAATATTGAATGGATGAAAGAATTTATGTATAAATGTGTGAATGAAAGAATAAAACACGGACCTTCATGGAGTGGGTGCAAATTAACTACTCCACCAAATATTGTAATTCCGCCAAGAAAAATGGAAAATGGTCAATATGATTTTGGAATATCTATTTATAATAAAGCATTTTCTAAATTACCACAATCTAGCCAAGAGCTTTATTTAACATTCTATAAAGAAGACCCAGTAAGTAAGGTTAAAAATTATAAGATGTTAGAAGAGGCCATAAATGGATTGGTTCAAAAGGAAGTTGATTTTGGCAGAGGTTTTTTCTAACCTAATTATATATGGTAAACTATATTTCAGTGCCAATTTTTATTATAAGTTTTGCTATTGGACTATTTTTTATTTATATGCTTGGTCCAGAATCCAAAACTGTTTATATTTATCCTAGCCCAGAAAACGTAAATAGAGTATTATTTAAGGATAAAGCCGAAAATTGTTTTTCATTTGAACAACTAATTGTGGACTGTCCTAAAGACGAAAATTTAATATCAAAAATTCCAATACAAGTTTAAGAATATTTATAACACATTAATATAAATGGGAATGTATCTTGGAAAATTCATTCATACTGAAACAGGAAGAATAATCATGTCTATTTTACTTGGATTAGGTTTAGCATCTTTATTTAGAACAGTATGTAAAGACAATAACTGTTTGGTTTTCCATGCTCCTCCTTTAGATGAATTTAAGGATAAAATCTATAAAACCAATGGAAAATGTGTTAAATATACTCCAGTGCCTACTAAATGCTCATTAAATGCTAAAACTGTTACATTTGAATAATTCCACTTTTTGGAAAAGTGGAGCAAAACTCGTATAAAATATATTTTTAAGTAAAGTGATAATTAAGAAAAGATTGAATACTTTATTTTTGGCTCTACTTTTATAAAAGCAGAGCAAATCATTTTTGGTTATACCTTTCGTTAACGCAAGTCGCTTCGCTTAAAGGTATATAAATTGCGTAATTATTGTAATCAATCATTCTTTACAATAATTATGAGTGATTCGACAAGTATTTTAGATTTACCAACTGATCCGGTTGGAGGAGGAAGTATTGGTGGTAATATAGCTTTGACCGCACAAGAAACTGTAGCACAACAAAATCAGCAACCTCATACAGGAATGTCTTTAGACCAAACAACTATAAACCAAATTGTGAATAGTCTACAACAAGCTACATTAGCTGGTGCTACACAATTACCTTCAAGAGACATTCCTATGAATACAAATAATATTACTGCTGACCCACAAGTTATGCCTAATTATGTACCACCACCTCCTATGCAAGATTATATTAGAAATCATGAACAAACATCAGATATGATTAACAATTATAATAGAGGAAAACAAATGAATAATTCATTAGATGATATGTATAATGAAATTCAAACACCATTATTATTGGCTGTATTATATTTTTTATTTCAATTACCATTTTTTAAGAGATTTTTATATACATATATACCGTTCTTATTTTCAAATGATGGAAATTATAATATAAATGGGTTTCTTTTTACGAGTATTTTATTTGGTATGCTATTTCATTTATTAATGAAAACTACGTCTTATTTTGGTGCATTCTAGGATGTTAATCTATACATAAACCTCATTATAATGTATTTTATGACATAATTGGTGATAGTTATCTTCTTGATCAGCATCTTCAATAGCAAGCATAGGATATAATAATGCACGATTTCCATTTTTAATAATTGTTTTATCCACCATAAACACATTATTATCAAATCCAGCAAAATTATTGTAATACTTATCTAATAAAATTTTGGCGAAATTCTTAGTAATCATATACATCTGAGACCCTGATAAATATTCAGGATATTCATGATATTTAAATGCTGCATCTGGGTGCATTGGACGTTTAAGAGTATAAATTGATACTATTTTATCATAATCTATTTTATAAGGTATAATATAGCCTAATAACAATATATCTAAATCTAAGATATTAAAGTCACTTATAACCTTTTTAATTATTTCCTTAAAGTCTTGATGAATTAATATATCATCTTCACAAATAACAGCATATTTATCATTTGTGTGATAATAAAAATCTTGTATAATATCCAAATGTCCATATGTCATTGACCAATGTCTTCTGTTAAAACTTGTTCCAGCATATTTTAGTCGTTTATCATTATGTTTAATACCTGGATAAAAATTACATTTAATACCCAGTTTATGAAATCTATTTTCCATGCTCTTTTTTTTATCTATATCATTAAATGATAAGCAATAAAATTGACAATTAGAAATACCTGACATTATTATATTCTATTATATATAATTTATTATATCTTTACTATATTTATGGTTTTTATTATTTATAATTTTGCCTAAAAAATAAAATAAATTACATACATAATTTTTTTTTGTATATTTTTACTACATAAAATAAGTGCTTTACTAAATATGTAAAAATTTTTTAAACATTTAGTATTATTTTAGAAATATATTATTTTTGAGTTTAAAATTATATTTATTTGTAAGATAGGAATATAATATGGATTCTATTGATATTACTGACGCAGCATTTGCTTTAGATAATCCTACTATCAACAACATAATTGATACAACCGGGGGAGGTTCCACTGATTATACTATGTTTATTTCTATTGGTGTAGCTATATTAGCTGCTATTGTTGGTTTTATTGCATATAGATTTTATCAAAATAAGAATGGTCAGGAAGAACAAGAAGATTGTCCTGGCGGATTTTGTACTATGGAAAATCAACCTAGTAGAACACTTTAGTAATTTCATTTCTTATTTTTACGACTTTTTGATGCATAAATATTAAAAATCCCACTATTATTTGTTTTCATCTTCTTTCTTTTCTTTACAGTTTTAGATTTAGATTTAGTTTTAGTGTTACTTTTATCAACATCTTTTTGGCTTTTTATATCATCTGGTCTATAATTTAAAAACCATTCTTCAAATGATTTATCATCCTTATTTTTTTTAAATTCTTTATATTTAGCAGCTTTTTCGGCTTTCATTTCTTCAACTGATTCTTGGTGACCATAACATGTAATACTAAATCGTTTTAATAACCCTTTCTGTGCTAATCTATTCTTTTGTTGAACATCAAATAAGAATTTTGACATACAAACAATTCTGTCTTTAAATTCATTATAATAAGGTTTGTTAGCATATAAAAAAGCTAAATAAAAACTCAACATGGTATCAATTGTGGCTACTTTTACTTTTTTACCTTTCATCATTAATATGTTATAACTATGACAGCCAATCGGTTTGTAAATAAATAATATAGAATCATTTCCAACCTTTATTTCATAATGTTCGGGAACAATATCTCCAACTGCTGGTTGTTTAATAATTTTTACATTTTTTATACCATTATCACCTAATCGTTCTTTAATAACTGTTGCAGTTTGGTCTGGGTTATTAGATAAAACATCAAAATCCGCAAAATTTTCTATCTTCTTTCTTAAATTAGCAGGCATATATTGCGAATAAAGAATATTTGCAAATCCACCAAAAAATACAACACCTTGATTTATCAATGTATTTTTAACAGTTTCAAAAATCTTATCTTGCCTCTCTCTATTTTCCATTTCGCGTTGAAAATCAATATTATTGCAATTAACATCAGATATATGGTAATTTTTATTTAGAAGCGCCAATCTTTTTAGAACCTTTTCCCATCTACTAATATCACCAGCTGGTCTAGATAATTCAAGATACATAGACATTCTTAAAAAATTTGGAGGTGCGTACATTATTCCATCTACAGTTAAAGCATCCTCTTTAATAGCATTATATATTTGTTTCGGTAAATATGTTATATCAGCAACAGGCATAAAATTAACAAAAACTTTATATGTTCCATGATGTTGACCTGATTTTGCTTCCACATCAATAAATCCTTTATTATAATAAATATCAGCTAATTCCTTGGCATCATCTAATGCATTTTGAGAGAAGAAATCATAATCAGGAACTTCAACATCTTTATTATAGAATTGGTCTTCTTCAGGTAAAATATTATTAATGGCTGTTCCACCATAACAAATTAATCGTTTTCTTTTAATAAATTCTTCAACAATATCAATTATTTTCTGTACATCTTCTGAATTCACAATACGTCTTCCCATTTTTTCTTCTGCTTTATCTACAGCCATACGCAAAATAGCTAATTCACATTCTGTAAATGATAAATCTTTACATACATTTTTTTCCTTAGGCATTCCTATATTATTGAGTTAAAAAAATTAATAATATATGATTTATTTTTTATTATTTATAAAAATGATACAATTTTTTTATATTGAACATTTCTAAAGGATGGAAAAAATTATTTAACTAACTATTACATACTGTAATATCGTATTAAGGTAATATCAATTTACAGATCTAAGCCTATCAGGCTTAAGAACAAACGCGAAACTAGCTTTATCAAAAAAGGCATTATTTTCTACAAGATTAGTATCTGATTTTTGGTATCTCATAGCCACCATTTGACATCCACTTTCTCTACATAATTTCGAATCAGGATTATCTGGATTTGCACTATCATTAGGAAGAACGATGGTCATACCACGTCTATTAAATTCAGTTACTTCGGTTATATCAGTATTATCTCTAATCTGATTGAAATCATATTGTCTCATAAATATAGAACTACTTGTCATGTTTATATATTCAAGTAAATGTTTATTATCTAAAAATGCGTTATTTGTTCTATCTGCAATTAATACAACTTTATTTCTAAGTGATAGTAAAGGAACTTTTCCTAAATTTTTCCCCTCAGATTCATAACTGTATGCTGGACCTAACATAATATCAGCATTAGATTTAAAAATCTTGGCTAAGTTTGAATACATTTTTTGATTATTACTCTTAAATCTTAAATGAATTAACATAGGGTCCGTTGGATTTGGGCATGTACTAGTTGTAAAAGCAAGATTACGTATAGTATCCATTACAGTTGCAAAGTCAATAGAATTAAATGTTTCTTTCGCCCGATAATTATTGGTGGTGCTCGTTGCTACAACCGGTTTGTCATTGATGGAATAAATTTCAAAATCAAGACATCTAACACCTTGCTTTATAATTGATTTGAGAATACAAATATCTACATAATCATTTTTATATGAACCTCCACTACAAGCATTATATGCTGTTTTAATGTAATAATCATAAAGTTTTCCTTTGTAATCTGGATTTGAAGTATTTATTGATCTTATACTTCCATTTAGTTTTGGATATAATGAATTTATATGTTTACATTCTCTTTTTTGAAGTCCACTAATATAAATTAGATATATAATAAAAACAATAATAGCAACTACTGTAGCTACTATGAATATTAATGAAATTAAATCTTCATTTATATTTTCAAAAAAACTTAAAAAAGATGTTGTTTGAGCTTGTGCGTTATTATTAAATATATACCAACTTAAAAAGATTAAAATAATAAAGATAATTGTTATTAATCCGTATGTTATAGTTCTATCATTCATATTTCGAATATTTCTTAAATAATTATTTATATTTCTTGATGACATAATTAATATATATTATTATTATTTAATTTTTTTATTGATAAAATTGTAAGGTAAACTATTTTGGGACATTACTCTCTTAATTTAAAAGTAAGGAGTAATCACTTAAAGAAAATGCTTTAATTATATTAGAAAAGATATGCCGAAAATTTGTCATTTTGAAACCTGTCGTAAATTCGCTAATTATGGTGAATGTTATGGAAAGCCTTTAAGATGTAAAGAGCATAAAGGTGAGTATAAATTAGTTAGTCAGTTGTGTCAAGAAGGGAATTGTAAAATAGCACCATCATATAACTATGAAAATGAAAACTTTGCTAAGTTTTGTTTTGAACATAAAAAAGAAACAATGGTTGATGTTAAAAATAAAAACAAATTATGTATTAATGCTTATTGCAATAAACGAGCATCATATAATTATGAAAATGAAAAGAAAGGCATTTATTGCTTGGAACATAGATTAGATAACATGGTTAACGTGATAGATAAAAATAGAATTTGTGAATATAATGATTGTAAAGTGAGAGCATCTTTTAATTTTCCTAATAACCCAGTTAAGTTTTGTAAATTGCACAAACATGAAGGAATGATAGATGTTTCAAATAAAAAATGCGAATATAATTTATGTAATAAAAAACCTAACTTCAATTATGAAAATGAAGTAACACCTAAATATTGCAGTGAACATAAATTTGATGGAATGATAGATATTGTTCATAAAACATGTGTATTTCCAAATTGTAAAACACAACCTATATATAATTTTATAAATGAAAAACCACAATTTTGTAAAACTCATAAATTAGAATGTATGGTTGATGTTAAAAACAAAAAATGTAAAAATAACCAATGCTTTAAGCAAGGATTTTTTAATTTTCACAACGAAAAATATGGTATTTTTTGTTCTGAACACAAAGAACTAGGTATGATAGATGTTATACATAAATTTGATATATGTTTATATGATGATTGTAAAACAAGACCTAATTTTAATTATAAAGGCGAAAATAAAGGGTTATATTGTGTGAAACATAAAAAAGAAAATATGATAAATGTTATTATGAAAAAATGTAAGGCTAATTTATGCTTAGGAACAGCTGCTAATTCAAAATATAAGGGATACTGCTCAACTTGTTATCAACATTTATTTCCAAATGATCCATTGACATTACAAATGTATTCAAAAACAAAAGAAATAGCTGTTAGAGATTTTATTAATTTAAATTTTGAAGGGTTCCAGCACGATAAACCTTTATGGACTGGAAATTGTGATTGTATAAATAGAAGACGTATAGACCATAGAAAATTAATTGGCAATACGTTATTATGTATTGAAACTGATGAAAATCAACATAAATATTACGATAAAGAAAATGAAGAAATACGGTATGATGATTTATATATGATTCATGGAGGCAAATTTATATTTATAAGATTTAATCCAGATAAATTTAAGGATAATAATGGAAAATCACTAAACCCTATGCTTTATACTCGTTTACCTGTGTTAAAAGAAGAAATTGAAAGACAAATTAAAAGAATTGAAAACGAAGAAAATAAAGAATTACTAGAAATAACTAAATTATATTATGATGAAATTAATAATTAAAAAATTATTATATTATATACTAATTATGGCTGGAGGATTATTAAATCTTGTTGCACAAGGAAACACGAATATAATTTTAAATGGTAACCCATCAAAAAGTTTTTTTAAAAGTACTTATAAAAAATTCACAAATTATGGTCTTCAAAAATTTAGGATAGACCATGAAGGTGTTCCTCAACTTAGTTTAACTGCTGAAAGTACGTTTACGTTTAAAATTCGTAGATATGCAGATTTACTTATGGACTGCTATATATGTGTCACATTACCTAATATTTGGTCACCTGTCATGCCACCACAGTCTTACACTAATCCGGATGGTACAACTGGATATACAAATTGGGCTCCCTATGAATTTCAATGGATAAAAAATTTAGGCGCGCAAATCATAAGCAAAATTACGATAAATTGCGGTAATCAACAGCTTCAACAATATTCAGGTCAATATATTTTAGCTTCTGTTCAAAGAGACTTTTCCGGAAGTAAGAGAGCATTATTTAATGAAATGATAGGAAATATACCAGAATTTTATGACCCGGCAAATGCAGAAGGACGTGTTAATTCATATCCTAATGCATTCTATACAACTAGTCCTGCCGGTGCTCAACCTTCTATTATGGGACGTACATTATTTATACCAATTGGATCGTGGTTTAGTCTTCTATCTACGCAAGCCTTTCCATTAGTGGCTCTTCAATATAACGAATTATGGATAAATGTATCATTTAGACCTATTAATGAATGGTTTACGATCAGAGACGTAATGGACTATACAAATAACTATCCAGTGATCGCTCCAAATTTTAATCAATTTTATATGCAGTTTTACAGATTTTTACAAACACCTCCTGACGAAGAATTAGGACCTGCATCTTATATAGATACAAGAACAAATTGGTTTGCTGATATTAACTTAAATTGTACTTATTGTTTTCTATCTAATGATGAAGCAACAATATTTGCTAAAAATGAACAAAAATATTTAATCAAGCAAGTTTACGAAAAAACGTTTTACAATGTAACTGGAGCAAATAATATATATTTAGATTCGATGGGCATGGTAATAAGTTGGATGTTTTATTTCCAAAGAAGTGATGCTAATTTAAGAAATCAATGGTCTAACTATACTAATTGGCCTTATGAAACTATGCCTCAAGATGTAGTTCTTGCATCAACAGCAGGTGATTATCCTAATCCAAATCCTGCTGGACCACCACTTCTAGGTCCTGGTTTAAATCCAGATGGAACATTGTCTGGATTGTATATATCAGGAGTTTATAATCCTCAAAATATAAAATCAATTTTGATAGCAATGGGTATATTACTAGATGGTCAGTATAGAGAGAATATTTTACCTGCCGGTGTTTATGATTTTGTAGAGAAATATGTAAGAACTGCTGGGTTTGCTCCACCTGGACTATACTGTTATAATTTTTGTTTAAATACTGATCCTTTTACATATCAACCATCTGGTGCAATGAACATGAGTAGATTTACTGATGTACAGCTCGAATTTACTACCATTACTCCACCAGCGGATCCTTATGCACAAGTCTTAACTATTTGTGACCCAATTACTGGTGACATAATTGGTATCAATAAGCCAACCTGGAGAATTTATGATTATAACTTTAATTTATATTTAATGGAAGAAAGAGTGAATATGGTTATATTTGTTGGTGGAAATGCTGGATTATTGTATGCTAATTAATAGTTAATTAAATCAATTTAAACAAAACACTATTATTATTACATAACAAATGATGTTACGATATAATAATCCCTTTAAATATATGAATTTTATTAAAAGAAAAATTATTAAAAGAAAAATTATTACAAGAAATTTATTTAATTATAAAGATGCCTTTTTATTAGAAAATCAATTAAATCCAGATGAAAAATCTATCAAAGATTTGGCCTATAATTTTTCCCAAGATACTTTGTTACCTAATATTGTTCAGTCATTTAGACATGAAAACTTCGACAAAAATATAATGAAAGAAATCGGGAAAGTAGGTTTGCTTGGTCCAACCATTAATGGCTATGGTTGTGCAGGAGTTAATTATGTATCATATGGATTAATTATGCGTGAAATTGAGCGGATTGATAGTGGTTATAGAAGTTGTGCTAGCGTACAGTCTTCACTAGTAATGTATCCAATATATAAATTTGGTTCACAAGAACAGAAAGATAGATTCTTACCTGAATTAGCCAAAGGTAATTTAATTGGTTGTTTTGGATTAACTGAACCTGACCATGGAAGCGACCCGTCTGGAATGAAAACCAGAGCAGTTTTAAACGGAGATCATTATATTCTAAATGGCAGTAAAAATTGGATTACAAATTCACCTATTGCTGACGTATTTGTCATTTGGGCTAAAGATGACGATGGTATTATTCGTGGGTTCTTATTGGAAAAAAATATGCCAGGATTATCAGCTCCCAAAATTGATGGGAAATTCTCATTGAGAGCATCCATTACGGGTATGATTTTTATGGATAATGTAAAAGTTCCCAAGGAAAATTTATTACCATTAACAAAAGGTTTGAAAAGCCCATTTATATGTTTAAATAATGCACGTTATGGTATATCATGGGGTGTGTTAGGAGCAGCTGAAGATTGTTATTTAAGAGCTAGAGAATATGCTTTAGAGCGAAAACAATTTAACAAACCATTAGCATCTAACCAATTGATCCAAATGAAATTAACAGATATGTTAACAGAAATAACATTGGGACTGCAATCTTGCTTAAGAGTTGGAAGAATGATGGATGAAAATACATTAATACCTGAAACAATTTCAATTCTTAAACGTAATAATTGTGCAAAATCATTAAATATAGCTAGGAGTGCTAGAGACATATTGGGTGGAAATGGTATTTCGGATGAATATCATATAATAAGACATATGTTAAATTTGGAGGCTGTCAATACATATGAAGGAACACAAGATATTCATGGACTAATTATTGGAAGAGGTATAACTAATCTTAATTCATTTTAGATTTTAAAAAAAATTAAAATAAAAAATTGATTTAGATATAATAATAATATATATAGACTACTATATCTAAAATAATGATGAAACAAATTATACTAAATATTAAAAGATTATTAATAAAATCACACAATAAACCTCCTCCATTAGGAAGGTGGAATATTGAAATTTGTAACAAAAAATTAAATAATAAAATAGATTTAGCAAACGAAGATCATTGTGGAACATGCGGGAAATATTTGAAAAATATATTAAATAAAAATATTAAGAATAAAAAGTAATAATTTACATTGTAAATGTCTTGAAAAATTTGGGGTTTGATGAAATGTAAAATTTATATAATATTTTTTCTAATTAAAGAGAAACTCCACTAGGTAATATATAAAAAAATACTGTTCCAGAACCACCAGCACCACCATTACCAGCGGCGTTCCATGCACCTCCCCCTCCACCACCAGTATTCGTAGAACCAGAGGATCCGTCACTATTACCACTCCAACCACCTTGTCCACCTCCGCCACTACCACCATTACCAGGTTGATAATTATTACCTTCACGTGCACCACCACCACCACCACCACCAGCAATAATAGAAGTTGCTCCAAACGAGTATGCGTAACCATTTCCACCATTACCAGCAGTGTTACCACTTGCAGCACTAGCAGCACCTCCTGCTCCTCCTCCGCCACCTCCTGGCCCATCATCATTGCTTTGTTTAACCCCCTTCGAACCCACGTTACAAAACACGGTCATACCTTGAAACACACCTGTATCGGGTGTAGATTTTGTAATACTGCCTATACCTGAATCGCCATTCTCGTAAGATCCGGAACCACCAGAGCTAGCATTTGTTACGTCATAACTAATACCTTTACCTTGACCTCCTCCTCCTCCTCCACCAGCAGTAATCGAAGCACCATTGTACGAAATAGTTGTACCACCACCATTACCACCATTTCTGTTATTCTCAGTACCAGCTCCAGCAGCTCCACCACCACCAATAGTAATTGTAAAGCTATTATTGGGGAGAGCATTTACTATACTTCCTAGTATAACCCCTCCAGCTCCTCCGCCACCCCCAGCATTTGACTGATTTGATCCTCCTCCACCTCCTCCTCCTCCAACTGCTAAAAATGTACAAGTCACTTTATAGTTAAATCTAATACTAGTACTGTTTAAAAATTGTATAAGTAATCCATTATTACCAGAAGGTGGCCATATTTTATAATGAACATCTATAGTTCCTTCAAAAACAGGTAAATTTAATTCAAATAATGTCCCTAAGCTTCTTCCATCAGAAATATAATAATTAATATTATATAATTGAGTAACTGGTATGTTAGAATTTGTTCCAATTCCGATATAATTGTTGTTGATATCCACATCATTTATTCTAAAATTAGTAGTTGGAGCTTTGTTATTACTATTAGATGCATTAAAATTTGAATAAAACCATTGAAGCATATTTGTATCACTCACATTATAAGACATTATTATATATATATATATATGTTAAAATAAATTAATAATAAAAATTTTACATATTTTTATTATTGCAAAACATTAACAAAACGAATAAAGTATTTACCATCAGTACCATCAAGTATAAATGGTCTTTCTAATTGTGAAATAAAATCGATAAATTCTATTTCACGATGAAAATGAATATCATAACCATTCAAATCAATATAAAATGTGGAAGTTTCTGGTTCTTCAAAAATACGTATTTCTCTAATAGTTTTATCAGCATATTTTGCCTTGAAATCATTTGAAATGTTAATTTTGTCTTTTTTACAAGCTGTTTCATATACTAATTTACTGTTTCGACATCCCATTCTAAGATATACAAATATTCTATCCTCTTCTTTAAGTAGTTTAAAGTTTATATTTTATTCGACTATTTAAAGACTGTTATACTACTCCCACTAGAGGTTGTAGGGAAATTCTTTAAATTATATAAAATTTCGGGGTTTTTAAGTCCCTACATATGAAGGGAAATGAACAGAAATCGAAAATTGAAAAGTGTTTTAACTTTTGAAAAATGGACAAAAAAAATGTCCAAATTTTAAAAGCCAAAATACTTCTTACTGAGAAAAAATTTTGTCACGATGTTGAAAAATTATCGTCTCATTTTAAACGAAAAGATTTCAAAAATATGATGATATTTTTTTTATAAAAAACTTAAAGACTTTTTTCTGTGGATACATTAATGGATACAATGGATACGAGCATTGAGCCAAAAACGAGCAAATTTTATTCATGTGAATATTGTGATTATATAACGTGTAAAAAAAGTAATTACGACAGACATATTTTATCTGATAAACATAAAAAGATACATTTAGAGGAGAGCGGAATGGAGTTTTTAGAGCAAAACGAGCAAAAAGATGTTAAAAAAGAATTTAAATGCATTTGTGGTAGTACTTATAAATTTAGTCAAGGACTATCAAAGCATAAGAAAAAATGTAGTTATCAATCTGAACAAAATATCACCTACAAGAATCAAGATCAATTTAAAGCTTTAACTGATCTAGTTTTAGAAGTAGTAAAACAAAATAAAGAATTGGTAACCTTAAATACAGAAGCACAAAAATATAATCAAGAGCTTACTAATAAGATTGTTGAAATATGTGGAACTACAAATAACAATACATTAATCAACAATCATTCTAATAATAACAATAAAACATTTAATTTAAATGTATTCTTAAATGAGACATGTAAAGATGCTATGAATATAAACGATTTTGTTGATTCACTACAATTGCAATTGTCAGATTTAGAGGAAGTAGGTAAACTAGGTTTTGTAGATGGTATTTCGAATATAATAGTCAAAAATTTAAAGGCGTTGGATATTCATAAAAGACCGGTACATTGCGCTGATAAAAAGAGAGAAGTAATTTACATTAAAGATGAAGATAAATGGGAAAAAGAAAATGAACAAAAGCAGAAGCTACGTAAAGCCATTAAACGTGTAGCATTTAAAAATGAAAAACTTTTACCTAAATATAAAGAACTTCATCCAGGTTGTAATTATAGTGAATCGAAATATTCAGATCATTATAGTAAATTAGTGATTGAAGCATTGGGTGGTTCAGGTGATAATGATATTGAAAAACAAGACAAAATTATAAGAAATATAGCTAAAGAGATTGTAATAGATAAAACTTTGTAATATTAAAAAATTTAATAATTAGATGGTAATGGTCCGTCTGATACAAATTCTCCAGTCAAAGTATACGTTGGCCTGTAATTTGGCATAAATTGTAATTGATTCGGTTTATATCTTCTATTGAATAATTTTTGACCTTCATTAAAAGTTTCACCCCAAGTATCAACACCAAAATTAGGTTGTGGTGGCTGAGCATACATATCGTCTGTAATTATTTTCTCTCTAGTTCCATAACCAGTTGTTAATGGAGAATAAGTAGGAGTAACACCAACGGTTAATTTTCCAGCATCATTATTACCTGGAATACATTCCTTTGTTTTAGGCAAAGGTGGCGAATAAGGCTGACAACCATTACAATCAATATCAGTAAAACATTGTTGGCCAGTTATAGAACATCTTGAAGTTGGTCCACAAAAATTTTTGCAACTATATTTGGTTGTTAAGGGTAAATCTACAGTATGAGTAGTCTTATCACTAATATTCTCACTTGTAGTAAAAGACTCTGCAATATATTTTTCAGCAACTAAATAATCAATCATGTTGAAAATAACGAATATGAATAATATTAATATTGCAATAGAGAAAATTAATTTATTGAATGATAGTTTCATATAATAAATTGATATTAAATTTTTTTATATTAATTTAATATAAGTAATGTCTGATAAAAAAAATGATAAAAAAAATGATAAAAGTAATATAGCAGATTATACAAAAGCTTTAAATGAAAAAATGAAACAAGAATTTTCAAGTTTTACATCTAATATAAGCGGTTTTATAGTTTATGTGATAATGGCAATAATTACAATATTATTATACTTTTCAAGCAGTGCATTAGTTTTATTTGTATGTAAAGTAGCACAATCAAATATATTACCAACAGATGAAAATTGTGCACCTTATAAAAATGGTAAAGTAGAAGTTGAAAAAATTCAGACAAACATTTTTACATCATGTGCAAACCCTAAAATGTCTATGAAATTAGAGATCCCAAATGATTATAAAAATAACTACTTAAACAACTCAAAATATCCAGTAATTGATTTTATTAGAAAATATAAAGACAAGCCTAAATCTCACTTTTTAGTAAATTATTTCATTTCTATTATTGAGCCTTTAATGCAATTAGATTATACATTTATTAATTTAACTATGAATTTATTAAATAGTTTACCAGAATATTTGATTGTCTATTTGGGACCATTTATAGTAGGAGGTTTAATATTTATTTGTTTTATACTAAATGTAATGTATTTCTGTTATTTATGGTTTGCTAATTTAGGTTGGATGTTTAAAACTAATATAAATATAACTGGAGTAGGTAAACCATGGTGGGAAACCCTACCAACATTTATAAGTCCTTTCAAAATTTTGTTTTCTTTAATATTATTCATTGGATTTATATTAATATTTTTCTTTGGACTTAAACAATTGGTATTTATTCCAGGTATTGTATTATCTTATTGTGTCATGACATCCATATTATATGCTGGATTATTAAATGGGAAAGATGTGACAGTGATATCAATTATTATAGAGATATTTAAATACTATAAGTTACTGATCATAGCATTAGTTATATTTTCAGTTATTCCTTTGGCATTTTTAAAATTAGGTATAGTTGCTGGAATAGTGTTACTTATAACTATCATTATATTTTATTGTCAGGTAAAGGATTTTGAAATTTTTAAACCAACACCTGAAACAAATTTATCACCTTCTGTTATAAACGAACAAGCAAAAAGAAATTGTATTGAGCCAAGTTTGGTTACCAAAGTTTTAGAAGGAATTGGTTTATTTAGTCAAAAAGGTGGTAATATCACAAAAGAACTAAAAAATATAAGCAAAAATTTATCGGAAAATAATTTTTAATATAATACTACTTAAATAATACAATTTAATTAATATATTAATGGGTAAAAATAAAGTAAAAATTGCAAAACAACCTTTTGTTAGTATATGTACTCCAACATTTAACAGAAGGCCTTTTATTCCTATAATCATAAAATGTTTTGAGAACCAAACTTATCCAAGAGATAAAATGGAATGGATCATTGTAGATGATGGAACTGATAAAATTGAAGATTTGGTTGCACATCTTCCTTATGTACGATATTTTAGATATGAGGAAAAAATGACCATCGGTAGAAAAAGAAACATTACAAATGAGAAAGCCAAAGGAGATATTATTGTATATATGGATGATGATGATTATTATCCACCAGACAGAGTAAAACATGCTGTAGAACGTTTGAGAGATAGTAAGGCGTTATGTGCTGGTTCAAGTGCTATGTTTATTTATTTTAAGCATATAAACAAAATGTATCAATTTGGTCCTTACGGCCCTAATCACGCAACCGCAGCAACATTTGCATTTAAAAAAGAGTTACTAAAACAGACAAAATTTAGTGAAGAATCATCTCTTGCAGAAGAGAGAAAATTTTTAAAAGATTATACAGTTCCATTTGTTCAATTGGATTCAACAAAAAGTATTTTGGTATTTTCACATAATCAGAATTCATTTGATAAAAAGGAATTACTTAAACAAATGCCTAATCCAACTATTCATGATACACCCGTCTTGCCAAAAGATCTAGTAAAAGAACCTGATATTTTAAAATTTTTTATGGAAGACATAGATCAGTTACTTGAAAATTACACGCCAGGTAATCCAGAAAATAAGCCAGACGTAAAAAAACAGTTAGCACAAATGAAAATAGAAAGAGAAAAACAAATGCAAGAAGCGATTAAACAAAAAGCAGATTATCAAAATACTATGAATTCCATAAATATGTTATCAAACCCACAAATTGCTCATCAGAAAATAAATGAAAAAGAAACCATAATACAAAAACTAATGTTAGAAAATAATCAGTTGAAAGAACAGGTTCAATATTTAAACAAAAAAATAAATGAGCTTATTATCGCACAAATATCAAAGCGAAAAGAAGAAAAAACTATCGAAATTAAGAGTGATGAACCTAAAACAAATATTACTTAAAACAATTTAAAGATAAACATATCCTATATATATTATAATATAGGATATGTATCAGGATGATTATTATAACTTTGAAGAAGAAAACGATTTTGAAACTGAACATGATGTAGAAAAAATGTTAGAGAAGGAAAAAATGAAAGATAAGGGATATAATGTAATTTATAGAAAAGCTTTAACACGTGATGGTAGAAGATATAATAAGAAATTCAAGGTTTATACATCAGGTGGTACAGGAAGTCGTATTAGAGATGTTGAGACTGGTCAATATTCTTCAAATTTGGTAGGTTCTAGAGATGAAGATTTATTTTATAAAGTTAGTTTGTCTACTTCTGAGTGTCGAAGTGCGAATGGTTGTAATACATTATTTTTCATGTCACCGCAACATTATGAAAATTATTTACAATGTGAAGTTGATCCGGAAGTTATCCGTAATTGGGAAGTAAAACGTGATGCTAGATTAGCTGAATTAAGTAAATTAAAGAAATCTACACATAAAGTTGTTAAAAACTAATGAAAAAATAAAAAAATACATAAAATAATATAAATTTGATATTATTTTATTTATAAATGTAAATCAATATAGATAAAATATATATATCTAATAGTTTATAATTTGAATACTTATTCATCCAATAATGTCATCTTCTTCACCATACTCTTCATCTTCGATTTCTTTATCTACAGTACCAGGTGCATTTTCTTTTATATATTTTTCAATATAACGATAAATACGATTAATATCAAGTTTACTTATTTCATAATTATCAAGTAAATTAATAATTTCAGTATTGTCATAATTATTAGTTAGTTCAGTGAAAAACCCAAATAAATCTTTTTTATCCATTCCAAGCTTTTGACATAGCTTCTGTATAAAAAGTGAATTGTTATATTCAGTTGAATATTTTGTTAATACTTTTGTAAATCTAATCTCAGAAGGATCATATTTGTTTTTATTTGGAAATGTTTCATGATATAATTTATTATTTTTAAATGTTTTAATTAATGAACTCATCTCGTTAAATTGCCAAATTTGTTTTTGAAAAGTAATACGGTCAATATAATCAGCAAAACATATATTGTCTAATTGTGAAATATAAAATGGTATAGATTTATTCTTATTCATCTTTTCAATGACATCTATAATATTTTCGTGCCATAATAACCCAACACTTGTTCGATCTGTTTCATTCATTATATTATTATGTTGGTTAAGTGGAAAATATTCATTTATTAATTTATTTGTTATTTTCTTTGTATCATCATTATAAGATTTAATTTGTAAAATATTATCAAATACTTCACATGTAAAAACTTCTGGTTTAGTCTTGAATAGTTTATATAATTTATTTAATTTTCTTAAATCACCTTGAACATATGAAAGTAATTTAGCCTTCAAATTACTATTGATAGTTGGAAATAACACACCAGTTATATTTAATATTTGTATTTGATTTGGTGTTTTTAATTCAATTGTATTACATACCTTCATTAATTCTTTAATCTTTTTATCTACTTTATAATTACCAATACAAATAATAGGATTTATAGTAACTTCTTCTAATTTTTGTTTTTTTGTTTTCTTTGGTCGTATAAGCTTTATAAGTGAATTTATTCCTCCTTTGTCTCCATTATTCATACCATCAATTTCATCCATTATTATAGCTATTTTTTTAACTTTCTTATTGAACATACTCATAATATTTTTATCTGACATATTATGTTTTGTAATATCTTCAATAACAGACGTATTTCTAATATCACCAGCATCGTATTTGATTATATCATAATTAAGTTGATTTAAAATATCAATAACAAAAGATGTTTTGCCAGTTCCAGGGTCTCCATATACATAAATACCTTTTTTAAATAAAAGATTATTTTTGTTTGCTTCAAAATCTTTTAAAATATTTTTAATCTCTTTTTCTTGTTCTTCTCTATTGAGTATTCTATTTAGATTTAATTGTTCCATTTTATATATTTAACAACATTCTTTTTATGTAGATTTCTACACAAATCACGTTTTTTCAAATAATCATGTATTATTTCTCTGCATTGTTCTGAATTATTTTCAATACAGTAATACAAAATAAAATAAATATAATTATTGAAAACCATATCCTTATATCTATATTGTCTATTTTTAAGCCATATATCAATGTTCTCTCCAACTATTTTATCAAAGACTATATTGTTGTCTCGTCTAACCATGTCGCGAACATAATTTTCATATAAAGGTATATAAATTTTAATAGTATGATGATATATATTATAAAAACTTTTGTTAACAAAAACTAGGTTGTGTGGAGGAATAAATTCTTTAATTAAATCAACAATAGTATCTGGTAATTCATAAATTTTCATTATACATATAATTATTAAAATATATCTATAATGTTTTTTATATTTATCTAGCTTTCATATCTATGCTTTTTGACAAGGATTATTGACACCATAAGTTATGCCATCCCAAGATACACCACACTTCTTAGCCCATGTATATTTAGCACACATTTCATCAGAACCCATAAACGCAGAACTATTAAAGTCCATCTTTAAATATTTATCTCCTCTTTTAGGTTTGCATGTTCCTAAATTTTTAATATTAACACACTTAGCATTATTTCCAGAACCATCAACTAGCCAATAATCAGGACATTCAGGAGTTATAGGTGGCCATTTTTGTTGGTCTTTTGTATAGCTAAGTGCTAGGCCAATTAATATAAGAGCAATAATTAATATAATTATAGCAATATAAAGAATAATTATTTGAGCACTTCCCATATAAATTAAATATATATAATTTTTTTGTATTTGCTTATTTTATATAAATGAACCAAGTAAATAATGGACGTATAAACATTAAATCACCAAATACTTCAACATTATTTCAAATGTATGATAAAATACCAGCTAATCAATGTGTAACCTTTAGGAATGCAACCGAAGGTTTATGGAACGAGACACCTTTATCTCGAGCCTTTTTCTCTTATGAAAATATTCAAATCATTCAAAATGGTATAAGAGCTGGTGTTTATAACCGTTCAAATGGACAATATATAGTAGGTCCCCAAGATTGTGATTCAATTAAAATTATCATGAGAAGTGTATTTTTGCAATATTCAGCCAATCAACCTTTTAATATTTCACAGCAAATTGAAGAGCTAAATAAAATAGTATTAAATTATTGCATACAGCAAGTATATAGCGAAGCTCAAGGTTATATGAAATATATAGATGATGCTAGTACATTGGTTATTCCAATTGCTCATCCAGTACAAGCAAGTAACACAGATAGACAGTTGGAATTTAAGGGTTGGTTTTAATGTAAGTGTAGAACCAAACAATTTATTTTTCTTTACACCATTGAAGATTTAAAATCGCACCTTTTACAAATCTCTTAAATATAATTTAGGTTGCAATTCGCTGTTCAAATATAATGGATGTTTTGGAATTCCTTTTTTTGAAATATCAATACAATAAGGAGTATCAACTAAATTACACAACCAATCTGGCTCTTTTTCATTATTACCCCAAGCATATATAACTCTTTCTGTCAATCCAATTAAACTTTGTATATGTTGTATATTATCTTCACCTATTGGGTTATCTGTATATCGTAAACCCTTTGGGTCTGTGCTACGAAAAGCATATAAATTGCCCACAAAAATACCACCATAACCCCAAGATTTCGCAAAATTAACAACTCTACGAATTGTTGGATCATCTACATCAGCATCAGCTGTAGATGGATTTAACATAATAAATAATACTTTAGGTTTGTCTTCATCCCATATACGTGATAATTGATATCTATATTTATAATCTTGTGATATTATTGCGTGTTTTTTCATACCTCCCTTATTATATTTATTTTTTATAGTTTTATTATGTTTTGTTTTATAAGATTTGGTTTTTTTAATCATAATATAATATGGTTCGATTTTAAATCTTCAAGTGTGTAATTATTTTAAATATATATAAATTAATTGTTTCACTAACAATATTTTTGATGTAATTTAACTTCTTAAATTTTTCTCTCAAATTTAAGAAACAAAAAACCAGTTAGAATAAGAAAAAAATCCTTAACATGTAGTTTTCAAGAAGTTTTATATCATATTATGTCAATAATACCTATATACTTATATTTAGTATTTGAATATATATAAAATAAAATATATATTGAAACTTCTATGGCTTTGTAAGATATATGAAAAATTATATGATATTCTATAATTTATATGATATTCTATAATTTATAATGATGATAAAATTTTTAAACTTACTTCTTAACTACTTTCTTCACAGGAGTTTTTGATACAACTTTCTTCTTTTGTTCCCCAGTCATTAGTCTCATTCTCTCTTCTTTGTATTCAGTATACTGTTCCTTTAAAGTTTCCAACTCATTTAACCACATCTTATTAATAGTAGTAGACTTAACACTTTCTAATTCATACTTTTTATCACCATGCTCTTTATTTAATCTTTCTACATTTTCTTCAGTTACTGAATCCATAGGCATCTTAGTTAAATATTGATAGTTTAAATCATCGTCAATAATATCATAACCTTTAGTTTGCAACATTTCTACAACTTGTTCTCTCTTCTTCTTACGTAAATCAATCGTTCCATCCAGATTTTCTTTAATATATTTAGCCTTATTAGTAAGCAACATTAATTCACGCTCCAAACTTTCAATCATATAATCTTTTCTAGTTTGATATAATTTTAATCGCACATCATAATAAGTGTCAATAATATCAGAAACTTTCTCAAATTTTTGCAAAGTATCATTAGAATCAAATAAGTGCATATTTGTTGTAGTATTTGTTGTATACAGCTTCAATAATTTTTCGAGGCCATTGCAACCATGATCACCTTTTAACTGTTCTAATTCTTCTAATTTTCCCTTGACAAATGTAATAGTAAAATCAACATTTGTATCTTTACTCATATCTTCATAATCCTTGATAATCGCTGGAATTTTATTTTTGTCTTTATCTTCACCAGGACTAATCCAATGTTCAAGTAATTCCTTGAAATCTTCAGTCCAATATCCAACTGGTAATTCAGTAACTCTAATTTTGTCAACAGCAAGTTTTTCATATATTCCTTTAATTAAGAATTTTTCATCAGAAATCTTTGTAATTTGGCCTTTAAAGCCTTCATAATAAGGAATGAAGTCAATATCATCTTCAATGTGTCTTAATTTATTTTGTAAATATTCAATAATTTGTAATGGATTATAACACATAATATCAGTACTAAAACCAGTACCAATACCTTTAGATCCATTTACAAGTATCATAGGAATAATAGGAGCATAATAAATCGGTTCAACAGATAATCCATCATCATTTAAATATTCAAGAACATTATCATCTGTTTGTTGAAAGATTGTTCTAGTAATTTTATTTAATAATGTAAATATATATCTTTCAGAAGCACTATCTTTACCACCTTGTAGTCTGGTTCCAAATTGGCCGTTAGGTACAAATAAATTAATATTATTTGAACCAACAAAGTTTTGAGCCATTCCAACAATAGCTGCATTTAAACTTGCTTCACCATGATGATAACCAGAATGTTCTGAAACATAACCACTAAACTGTGCTACCTTAATTTCTGTCTTCAAATTACGTTTAAATGCAGCAAATACAATCTTTCTCTGTGAAATTTTGAGACCATCCATCAAGTTGGGGATGCTTCTATCACAATCATATTTAGAGAAGTGAATTAATTCGCGATTAATAAATTCTTCATAAGAAACGTTTTTCTTGCTAGTATCAAGATAAGCATCTCTATCATAGAATTTGAGCCAATCTTTTCTATCATCTGCTCTTTTTTTATTGAATACCATATCAATCGCATCATCTGATTTTTTACCATTAAACTCGAATTCAACAATTTTTCTATTTTCAAAATATTCCCTAAATTCCTTGCCAGTACTAGTACCTAAACCTTTATAATATTTAATAGTCCAACCCTTAATGTCATTTTTTTCTTTCCATTCCTCAAATTCACCATCATTATAGAAATTCAATTCATTTGATCCCTTCTTTGCCTTCAAGATTGGAGTATTCATAAATCCAATAAATCCTGGAATTTCTGCAAGGGTAGGCCATTCGCAAGAGAACAAGTTGATCCCAAGACCTTTAATATGACTACCATCTAAATCCTGATCAGTCATGAAGATTACTTTACCATATCTCAAGTTCTTATGGACTGTTTCTATATTGGGATATTTATTGCCAGTTACAAGACCAAGGATCTGCTTGATCTCAGCAATTTCTTTATTATCGGCAATTTTCTTGAGAGGTTCACCTCGAACATTTAGAAGCTTACCTTTTAAAGGATAAACACCGACGACATTACGATCTTCCGACGATAATCCTGAAAGAATACCCGCCTTAGCTGAGTCTCCTTCACAAAGAATAAGCATACAATTACTCGACTTGTCAGTTCCAGCCCAATTAGCATCAGTTAGTTTAGGAATACCTCTAACAGATTTACTCTTTGTTCCATCTGTCTTTTTAGCGGCTTTTGTTTCTTTGACTTCAGTTAATTGTAACGCAGCATCCATGACACCCATTTTTGCCACCTTTTCAATAAACTTATCACTTACTTCACATTTTGATCCGAATTTGGATGAAGGTGTATTCATATAGTCCTTAGTTTGACTATCGAATGCTGGATTTTCAATATCACATCTCAAGAATAAAATTAATTGTTCTTTAATAGTATTAGGATTAACCTTTGTCTTCTTTTTCTTTTCGATAAATTCAACTAATTTTCTGACAATTTGGTTCAAAATATATTCAACATGTTTTCCACCTTTAGAAGTATGAATACCATTCACAAATGATACCTGAATAAATTCAGCAGTCGGTGTTAGAGCAACTGCATATTCCCATCTTCCTTCATTTCCATCATTTTCATATACTCTTGGAGCAACAGATTTGTCACCAATGTACATGCTAATATATTGTTCAAAGCACTTGATAGGAACCAGTTCATTATTATATTTAACCTTGATATTTTTATCAGTTACAGCACCAATGTCATAAACACGTTTTTTAAGTAACGAAATCATATCTTGAGACAATCCTGAAATACCAAGTCTAGCAAAATCAGGTTTAAATGTAATTTTAGTATATGGTTTCGTCTTACATTTGGTAATGGAAGGTTTACAAATCTCATCTAAATTATTTTTGTATTCTTGAATATACTTCAATCCTCGAATATGGTCAACTGTTTCAATACGTCCGTAACTAGACCAAATTAAAACAAGTTTAAATCCAAAACCATTTTTTCCACCAACAATTTTTTTTTCTTCTTTATTATAATTTGTTGAAGTTCTTAAATGTCCAAATACAAGTTCAGGGATCCAGATACCATCTTTTTGAGCCACATCAATGCCATTACCATCGTTAGTCATAGTAATGGATCCATCTTTTTCAATATTAATGTCGATATGTGTAACTGGCAATGCATTTTCGATATTAGTATCCACTTTGGTCTTCATTCGGACAACATGATCTCGACAATTCACAATACCTTCATCGAATAATTTAAATAAACCAGGAATATAATTAATATTTTTTTCAACAATTTTATAAGGCTGGTCCGACGGCTTATCTTGGATAATCCACATATCAGCATCGATACTTTCAACAGATCCGATATATGTATCTGGATTATCCAAGATATGTTGCTTATCGGTCTTCTGTTGAACATCGAAGAATAAATCGGTATTAGCGTCGTTGGCACTCATTGTTAGTATATTATTATAATATGTATTTAATTCGATTTTAAAAATCAATTTTATTTTATTTAAAAATAAAAATAAAAATAAAAATAAAAATAAATAATATGTCAAGTTATTCAAGAGTATATGCAAGAGTAAATTTTACTCGATGGGGACAAAATAATACAACTCGTATGATTAATTACATTGCACTATATAATCAATTATATCCTGGTAAGGCCACAAATTGTTATTGTTTTTCAGGAAAATTTGATAAAAATACACCAGTTTCAGATTCTCCATCACAAAAAGCATCTTACGCTCAAAGAGTAGCCTATGTAATTAGAAATACAAAAGGTGGAAACGTTCAATATGGTAATTTTTATTTAGGACAACCGTTGGATGTAAATTATTTAGGTAGAGTACAAGGAATGCCTGGGGGGAGTGGAATGCCTCCTTTAAATAGATTTAATTAGATTAAAAAATATTTTCTCATCTTAATTTATAATGCAAAGTACAGGAAGTCGCGCTCAAGTATGGCATGGAACTGCCAAAAAAACATCTGGTGGATTAACCAAAACTAATTTGATGATGAACAAACATGGACGTATTGTGTCACGTAAAAAGCATGCTTCTGGAAAGAAAACTATTAAGAACCTTAAAAAACTTGGATATGTGGCCAAAAAGGGTGAATTTAAGTTATTCCGTAAAGGAAATAAGAGTAGAAAAATGAAGGGTGGTATGCCTTATGGAGGCCCATTGTCTCCTCATTCATTTGATGGACAAGGTGTAGGTACTTCTGGTGTTGGTCTTCAATTTGTGGCTGGAAATGCAGGTTAAATTAAATAAATATATAATAATTATAATGTAGTAAATTAGTAAACATTATAATTAACAATCAATCCATTCTGTTCTGATAAATTTTTCATAAACAATATAGTCAACAAACTTATAATATAAATATTTTTCAAAATATCTTTTACTTACAATGAATTTTATAGCATTTATACTACAATACTTATTATAAAAATTATATAGATCATCGAAGCTTATAAGCGATAGTTTATGATTATCTTTAATTTCTTTTTTGATAAACTCAGTTGATTTTTCAATATCATTCAATTTATCCCAAATGGTAGACGTAATATTTAACACGTATTTGTCATCAATAATTTCGGTGGAAAAGAAGTGTTTTAATACGCGAATGATATTCTCTTCAGACAAAACATTTTTATTTTTAGACCATTGTTTAAATAACGAACAAATTTCGTCTATCTCGAGTTCATTTTCAAAATCTGTTGATGATGAATTTGTTATTGTTGTATCCCAGAATTGAATAAAATCTTTATATATAGGTAAATATTTACTTGTTACACCAATAAATGAGTCAGTATCTTCGTTATATGAGATAGTCGTTTTGAGTATATTTTTAAAAGAATTAGAAAAAATCACAACTGGTAAATTATTACTAGAGAGAAATTGCTTCCAAATAAAATGTATATTTCTCCATTCAATTCTAAAATCATCAGAAGTTTTTTCTATATATTCACCAATAAATTTGTCAACTAATCCATTTTCACTTGTATTTTTTAAAGTATATACATAATTTACAAGATCATCGTCTGCTATAGTACTAAGAAAATTATCTGAATTAATATATCTACTAGAATAATGAGATGCAACACATAATAAATTTAATCCAATTTTTTTTAAACTTTCTCTCCAATATTCATTAGAGTAATTTTCGTTTATTTTAATTAATCTACAATTATTAAAAGTATGTGTTTCATGATATTTTGTGACAAATTTATACGAAATATTATTGTTACCAATTGAGGAAGCAGCAACATTTTCTAGTTCATCTAATAATTGCCGCATTTTTTGACTAACTATAAATGTCAAATCAGTATTTTTCTTTAAAATATTATCACCAATTATCGTAAGAAAATATTTAGCAGTACTTTTAGATGAAAAAATAGAAGGATAAATGTAATTTAATACATTTTGTATTGTATCTGTTTCGGGTATTGAAGTAAATAAATTTCGTTCTTTAATTTGTTTGATAATTGCAGCTTTAGTTTTATGCTTCCACTGTAAAAGAGTTCTTTCTTTAGATATAGTCGAGAGAAGTTTATGGAGAATTTCGTCTTCTTTAACAATGAAATAATCTATGCCATTATACTCATAATAGAAGTTGTTGTTTGACAAATAATAATAGTTATTCTTACTTAGAAAAACTTGCATAAAAATCTGTTGTTCTTCAGATAGATAACTATTTAGATTTTGTCTTCTCTCGTGATTTTTAGCTTCATGTGCTAGTGTGTTTGGTAAATAAACGTGAACATGATTATATATTCTTTGTAGCATATAGTCATTATCTTTATAACGTTCATAAAGTTTTTCAACAGTTGATAAACAATCAGTGCGTTTAGGTTGTGCCATTATAATAAGTAATTAAAATGTTTTTAAATATATTTAAATGAAAAACATATAAAATTATGAAACTAATATAATATTAGATACTAAATTGTAAATACACATTGTAATTACACCTACAAATAATATTTATATATTATATGAAAATTAATCTACGTTATTTACCCAAAAGACTTACACAAAAAGATAGGAAAAAACAAGGAAAGGAACTTATGAAATCTCGACGTCTATACAGAAAAGGAATTTATCATTCAAGACCAAAAGTCGCCTCTTTTAAATCAAAAAAATCCGATCACATTATAAAAGCAGAAAAAATGTATCATGTGGATAAAATTGGTCCTACAGATGAGCTTGCAAATGCAACGGGATGTTCTAAATCGGCTTTAGCAAAAATAATCAACAAAGGAGCTGGAGCATATTATTCATCCGGTTCAAGACCAAATCAAACTGCACAATCATGGGGTGTAGCGCGTTTAGCAAGTGCAATAACATCAGGTAAAGCAGCAGCAGTTGATTATAATATTTTAGAAGAGGGTTGTAAACCAAAATCAAGAGCATTAACATTGGCAAAAAAAGCAAGAGCAAAGCATGGACATGGTACAAGACGTGTTCCTAAAACCAAAATCAATTTAAAAGGTGGCGGGGCTGAAATATTTTCAGCAAAAAGATTTAGCGAAATTGTACAATATATTAAAGACATAACAATTGATGATAATATAAATTATGAAAAATGTGGAACTATTAGCAAAACAAACGATGGATACATTATTAATATTCATGAAAAAGAAAATAATGTTGATGAATTAAGACATCATTGTAATTTTGAATATTATGATAATATTATATGGCATAGTCACCCAAAAATAGCAAAATTCTATCCAAGTTTAGAAGATATTTTAAAATCAATAAAAACAAAAAACTCACAAATAATTTTTAGTTATATTTTTACACAATTTGGTTTTTGGACATTACATACTATAAATCATATAGATGATATAGATGTAACTGATGAATTGAAAAATAAAATAAATGAATTATTAAATAAATTATATTTTAGTACTGAGAGAGGTCGAATATATAATCATGAATCAGTAGATACATTTATCCATGAAATAAATACATTATTACTAGGCACACTTAAAATTTCATTTAATACTTATTAGATTTAATAAAGTTGGATAATATTGTTAATTTAGATAATGATAAATATATAAATTAACGCGTTAAATATTTTATATTATAAGTATTTAAAGATTTTAAGTTAAAATTTACTATAATGTCCACATTTTCCAATAAGAACCAAATCATGTCATCAACTGAAGGTAATGTTCTTACCATAAAAACTGTGCAAATTGCACCATTTAGAACATTAATGACTGCTCTTAAAGATATTTTGTTAGAGACAAATATTACTTTTGAACCTGATGGTATGAGAATTATCAATATGGATAAATCGCATACTATTTTAGTACATTTATTTTTAGCCGCTCAAAATTTCGAGTTTTATGAATGCAAAAAAGACAAAATCATTATTGGTGTCAATATGTTTCATCTTTTTAAACTAATTAATACCATTGAAAATGACGAAACCTTAACTATTTACATAGAAAATTCAGATTATGTAGATGGTATCGTATCTTATTTATCACTTAAATATGAAAATGGAGAGATTAAGCAATGCAAGACACAAAAGCTACGACTGATTGAACCTGATCCAGAGGAACTGCAATATCCAGATGTAACATTTTCATCGATTATTAATTTACCGTCTGCGGATTTCCAAAAAATTATTCGAGATTTGTCATGTATTTCAGATAAACTTGAGATAAAATCAGTCGGTAATGAATTGATATTTAAGTGTTCTGGACAATTTGCATCTGCTGAAATTCATCGTGCAGAATCAGATGGTAGTATGGGTTTCATTTCAAAGCAGGATTCATCTAAGATTATTCAGGGCGAATTTTCACTTAAAAACCTCGGGTATTTCATTAAATGCACGAATTTATGCCAACAAATTGAAGTTTACCTGGAAAATGATTTACCTTTAGTTGTCAAGTATAATGTTGCTAGTCTCGGGGTCATACGCATGTGTTTAGCAGCGCTCCCCTCAGCATAAATGATGCAGATCCTACGAATTAATTATATATTTATATAAAACAATATAAAGATATAGTATATGTTATTTGATAATACTTGTAACATGAAGCTATTTGGTTTGTTACTAATTTTCATCGGTCTAGTGAATGTAGTGTGTGATACCTTCGGCCATTGGTTTGATGATCAGCATGCAGAGATCACAGACATTTCCACCAAACTTGCTGTCCAATTCTTCAACGGTTTCGATAGTCTTCCTGAAAGTCTGATTGTAAATGGTGCGCTTATTCGTCTTGGTCCTTCTGTATTGAATACTGACAATGCGAATTATACAAACTTTATTGATGGATTTGGGCGTATATCAAAGTGGACATTTGGTTCAAAAGATCAGATCTTTTTTCAATCTTCCCTTATTAAGAGTACTTTATGGAATAACAGTGTTTCAGGAAGTGATATTCCTCCACACATTACATCGGAGAATGTTAATCCTAATCGGTTTGAAATAGTGCAACTTAATAACATGGATAATACTGACGTTTTTCCTTATCAATTTCCTACAAACAGATCTTTCATTACAGTTAGCACTGATTTTTATCAAACAAATCAAATTCACTACGACACTTTAAGAACTATTGGTGCAACTCAATTTAATGATGGTGGTGTTGATGGAACATTCTCATCTAGTCATTCTGCTGAGTATATTGATTCCAACAAAAAATTATTTCGTGTGAATTGGATTGGTCAAAAAGATTTAACTGGTACTTCAATGAAGATGTTTAAAATGGCTGACGATAATATAAGACATGTTGTAGGTACTTATCATCTGGGATATCTTCCTTATAGCATTCATACTGTTATGGTTGTTGGTGACTATGCTATTATTTACGCTAGTCCAGTAAAGCTCAATTTCCTTGAAACTGGTATTAATTCTTGTATAAGTTGTTCCATCTCAGATAAACTTTCCTCAGAAGATTCTCAATTCATTATTTTCGATCTCAATTCTACTGATAGTAAAGCAAAACCAGTTGCTGTGATTAATACTCCTAAATCTAGTAATTTCTTCGTATTTCATTATGCTAATGGAAAATTCTCTGATGATACTCATCGCAAGATTGATGTTGATGTTTGTTCCTATAACTCTATGGAAGGTATCCTTGGTGATCATGTTTTAGGTAATTTAAAGGATATCTTGAACCCTACGGTTCGCGATTCGATGCCTTACAATTGCGATAATGTCAAGCGAGTTACACTTGATCTTGATAAAAAGACGATCACATCTCGTATTGATTTTCCTCTGCAAGACAATTCTGGACATCAATATCGCGTAGAGTTATTATCTATCAATAATAATTATAACGGAAAGAATTATTGCTATATATATGGTGTTGCTTATCATGTAAATGGATCCGCTCGATATGAAGATATGGGAATTGTCAAGATTAATATTTGCACTGCTCAATCGGTTACATCTGGTTCACTTCCTGCAAGTACTCCAACATTAACTGTATTCTCACAATCAAATCTATATTTAGGGGAGCCAATTTTCGTTCCTAATGTAGGTTCTACGATTGAAGATGATGGTCATTTACTGGTAGTATCACGTGATGGAAATGATAACAAATCAAAGTTGCTTGTAATTGATGCTAAATCAATGACACTGATTGCCTCAGCCACTGCACCCTTTCCAATAATGTTTGAGTTCCATGGTGCATATTTCTCTAATACATAATACCGAAAATATTTGTAAACAAAAATTATATCTTTCACCAATAAATAAAAATAATGAATAATGTAATAACTCTTTATTTGAATATGATAATATAGACAAAGAACGATTAATGAAAATAGTAAATTTATAAATAATTTATTATAATTATATATAAATGTCAAGATACTATGGAAATTACCCTCAATATTTAGGTGCACTTAAATGTTGTGATTTAAGAGGTCAAGGACCACAAGGGCCACCAGGTCCAACAGGTCCATCTGCAATTGGTCAAATAGGACCAACAGGACCAACAGGAGCATCTGTAACTGGTCCAACTGGTAGAAGTTGCAAAGGAGACACTGGACCTACTGGTCCAAAATCGTTTATTATTAATCACCCTATTCAAGAAGATAAATATTTAGTCCATGCTTGTTTAGAAGGACCAGAAGCTGGAGTTTATTACAGGGGAATTGGGGAAATAATTGATAATAATTCTACTATTATTGAATTGCCAAATTATGTATCAGCATTTGCAAGCGATTTTACTGTTCAAATTACGCCAATTTATAATGGTAAAATTAATGTATTAAATGCAAGTGAAATATTAGATAATAAATTTAATGTTTATGGTGAAAACTGTAAATTTTATTGGCAAGTAACAGGAAAACGCCTTGAAATTATTACCGAACCATTTAAGCTGGATGTAGAAGTAAAAGGCCAAGGACCATACTTATATATTTAGATGTTTGGTATATCGACTATTGAATCGTTATGATCAGCTAAATACCATGTAGGATTTATTAGTCCATTACTTTCTAACCATGCCCAATAATTTACTTCCCAAAGAAGTGTTTTTGTTTGATTTAAAAAAGTCAAAAAACAATTGTGGCTTGTTGTGTAAAATCGAGTTAAAGTTTCTTTATCACCAATTAGAAACCCACCACAAAAACGCCAAACAACATTGTTTTTTAAATAATCTATAGCATCAACTTTAAAATTCCAGCAACCAGGTATATAAATAAAACGATCTTTTAATTTCGTGTTTGATATTTTTTTAATTTTTGACAATGTATTATATGTATCTTCAAAAATATATGGTAAACTAAAATCAAACCAGCAAAAATTTATACTTTGGAATGGATTTATATCAATTGCTTTCCTAATAAATTCTAATTTCGATAACATTAAAAACATATATTCTTTTGTATCTTTTAAATTGTTACGATTTAAAGGTAGATTACACAGTTCAGGATAACTATTTCCAACCTTATATAATTCAAGATCTTCAATTTTCATAGAACATATAATTTTTAAATTTTCATATTTTTCTTGTAGTTTATTAAACCTTTCTTGTAATTCAATATCAATAAAAATACAAATATTAATGCCGATTTCCAGCATTAATATAAAATGCTTTAATCGGTTTTCAAATGTTCTTGTATCATCATATTCTTCATCATAAACTTTCAAATAAGCTGTAACAAAAGTTGTGGACATTTAATAATAATATAAATAGTTTTATTTATATCATTAAATTATAATTACATATTTATACCAACTAGACTAAAATAATAAAAGTGAATCTATATATTTTTTATCGTAAACACCTATTCTTGTTGTTCTATCCCAAGTACTATAATTTATTACTACTCTTTCATCTTCAACTACAATACTTAAACAATATTCAATTGGTTCTCCTTCAAATTTAAATGGTGCTGAATAACGCAATAAAATCATATTTGAATCAAAAACAGTTATCATATGATAATAATGTCTAGGGCTTTCATATGAGACAATATGATTGATAAACCATATTTCACTTTCACAAATATCGATTGCAATATTTCCATTATTATTCTCTCCAATCTTTTTGTTATAAATATATCCACAGGTTGAACCTCTTACTCGAGAGAATAAATTTGGCATCGATCTAGTTTCCATTACATTTAATATATTATTGTCTAATTTACAAATTTTTAAAGGATACCAATCATAAATGATATGTATTTCATTATTATATTCGACAAATACCCAATTTTTTTCACATTGACTATTATTAAAATTTTGCGTTAATTCATTTCCATCTAATTTTTCATTATCTGTGTCATATAATCCTGAAACTATACCTATTTTATTATTTGAATGATAGCCAGTTCCAATAAATAATAATTGGTCTTTCTCTTTGTCATGATAAATTTTAATATCTTCAATACCAATATATAAACGTCCATCATATGATAGTTTCATCCATTTCTCTTTAATAACTTTAAAGTTTTTATCAAATTCAATAAATTTATTAACTGTTATAATATGTTTATCACAGCCAGTATAAACACCATTTCCTTGAATATAATAATTTACATATCTTATATTACACAAATAACCATCAAGATTAATCTTAGGAATTAGACAACTAGAAGAAGAGATAAATTTACTATCTTCTCCATTAATAAGTATATTTATTGAATTATCTGCAGTATATAAGGATTGTTTTTGTAAAATGTGTTTATAAAATTTCATATTTGATAAAAGATTATTAATTTCTGCATCATTATTTGAATTGTTAAATATTGTTGCAACTTCATTATCAATATTTTTAATACCACAATAAGCAGCAAATATTGTATACTCATAATATAATTGATATGTATATATGTCATTATGTAAAAACAAATAGTTATCTCTATTGTTATTTTCATCAAGTATTTTCTTAGCTAAATTATAGAAATTCATGCACAATTTGTGTTTTGAATTAAGTCTATAATGTTTAATTATTTCATAAATTGCTTCTAGACGATTAGGATAAAAATCATAACCTTCTAACCAATAATATAATGCATCTGCAAATTTATTTAAATTCTGATAACATTTTCCTATTCTATAATAACTGTACCATACTTCTTCCTGCCATCCTCCAAATTCAATACGTTTTATATAAGCCGGAATTGCTTGTTCAAATTTTCCAGCATCATGATAACTATTTGCTAAATAAAAATAATATCGTGGAGCATTATGTGGTTCATCCTTTATACCATCTAACAACAATCTAATATCTCTTTCAAACTTATCACTTTTAGAACCTCCATCACCAATATCACGAATAAATATATCTTTTTTATTTAGATTGATTGTAGTATTACTCGATGGAGTATTAATATATTCATGTGTAACACCAACATAGTTATATAATCCATTATTTTTAATAATTCTTAAATTTTGATAATAAAAAGAGTCATTACCTTGAAGAATACTGAAACTTTGTGCTGTATTTAATAATGTTTTATCAAAATTATTTATTTCAAGTATCATGTCAGCATCAAGTAGTAATATATAATCAGATAAACCAATACATGATTGCAAAGCAAAATTTCTATTATGACAAAAATTTTTAAATGGCTCTTGGACAATTTTTCCAGGCTTTCCTTTATCTCTAAAATAATCTTCTATTAATTGAATAGTATTATCAGTTGAACCAGTATCACAAATACAATAAGAATCTATAATGGAGATAACTGAATCAAATAATCTTGTAATAATTCGACTTTCATTTTTGACAATCATATTTAAACACAAAGTAGGACTTTTTTCTACAAGCTCCATTTTATTTTAGAATAAATAAGTATTTAAATTAAAATATATCATATAAATATATAAAATGGCTTTCACGAGATTTAAATATGATGATTGTAGAACAAAAAAATCGTTACAACAAGCAACTGATCCAGGTAGATGGATATTAAATGTTCCAGGAAATGGAGACAAGCCTTGTTATATGGAAGATCCGCAAATTATTCCGCAAAAATGGGGAGCTAATTTAAGAACAAATGTCATAAATTTAGAAAGTGATTTAAGAGGTGTCAATAGAATTTTGAGTAGAGATTGTTTAGGAAAAGACGAATATAAAAATTATAATGTGCCAAATGAAGCTATTCAATACCCAACATGTTCGACATTAACAACTGAACAATCTAGAGCTACAAATCCTGCATGGTGGTATAGAGATTTACCACAAACAGACTGGTCATACCCTCCTTTAAATCCACAAGCGAATGTTGCTTTTCCTTTTCAAAACAATTTAAGTACAAGAATTTTAGAAAAAGATTACTTCACGCCAAAGAGGGATTGTGTTTTAGATGAGACAAAAAACATGTTACCTACTAGTTATAATCTAATTAGAGGTGCTTATGTAGGCAGACCAACTATATTTTCTCAAACAAATTCATCTCAAATTATTTAACAAATTAAAACAATTATTTATATTATTTTGATATGTTTTTAAAGTGGATTTAGATTATTATATATGAATTAAAATATAATACTCTATATATATAAATATGGAAATAGCTGTCCCATTAATAGCATTAGGTGGTATGTATGTAATATCAAATCAAAAAAACGACGATTGTGCTAAAAAAGAAATCAGAAAACTAAGTCAAGAAAATTTTGTAAATATGGGAACTAGAACAAATCTAGCCACAAGACAAAGCGAAGTTCATGGTAATTATTTACCAAATACAAATATTCCTCCACAAAATTTTCCTGTATCAAATATAAATCAATTAGTTGATACAGTTCAAAATTATCCTAACCCAAATACAGCAACTGATAAATATTTTAATCAAAATTTATATCAACAAAAAGAGAGACAAGGTGTTGCAGTTGGTCAAAATCCACAACAAATATTCTCTCTAACAGGAAACTATTTAGATTCTCAACAATTTAAACATAACAATATGATTCCTTTTAATGGTGGAAAAGTTAAAGGTAAAGCATATGATATTAATATTGCTGAAACAGTTTTAGATAATATGAATGGTTCTGGTTCTCAAACTATAAAAAAAATTGAACAAGCACCTTTATTTAAACCTGAAGAGAATATGCAGTGGGCATATGGTATGCCAAATCAAAGTGATTTTTATCAATCACGTGTTAATCCAGCAATGAAAAATAATAATGTAAAGCCTTTTGACAGTATAATGGTAGGACCTGGTTTAGACAAAGGATATAGTATTAATGGGTCTAATGGGTATAATTCTGGTATGGAAGCTAGAGATAAATGGTTGCCGAAAACAGTAGATGAATTAAGAGTTGACACAAATCCAAAATTGGAATATCAATTATTAGGTCATGAAGGTCCAGCTGATTCATTTATTAAAACCGCTGCAACAACTCAGATGTTAGGTCGTGTCGAAAAACAGAGACCAGATACATTTTTTATTAATAGTCAAGATCGTTGGTTAACAACTACTGGTGCATCTAAAGGTGAAACTTTAAGACCAATTCAAGAAATGGGTATTGTGAGAAGAAATGATATTCCTATCGATTATATGGGTCCTGCAGGAGCAATAGATGTGAAAGCTGCAACTGCTCCTCAGAATTATGAACCATCTAAACGTCATGAAGTAATACCTGGTGGGATTAATCATTCTAGAGCAATTGGTAAAGGAGATCATACGGATAAAGACGCATGCTTACGTAGTCATACCAATTATGAAAATAATCGTTCAACTGTCAAACAACCTGATGCAATCAGAAGTGGATTTAGTGCTGCAATAGGTGCAGTTGTTGCTCCATTAATGGACATTTTAAGACCAACACGAAAGGATGAAACTATGAACAATGTAAGAATTTATGGTGATGCTGGTTCAGTTTCCAAAGGTCCAGTTTATAATCCTCAAGATACTACTCAAACAACCGTCAAGGAAACAACCCTTTATTCTCCTACATTTAATATTAATAACCAGAAAGATGGTATTTATGTGAACAATTATACAGCTCCAGATTTAACACAAAGAGATACTACGACTTCTGAATATTATACCGCAGCTGGTGGTTATGCAACAGGTTACGGTGACATGAATTATGATGCCGCATATAGACAACATAATAATGACATAAAATCGCAAACAATAATGAATAGACCAAATCCTGGAGGAACTCAAATATTTAACCAACAAATGAATATTCACTGCAGAGATGATTGTGATAGATTTGCTGGAAGAGTTAATCCTGCTTATTCACAATTATCAGCTCTCCCACCGAGTGTACAAACGTATGGTGCCATTCATGTGCCTCAATACTATAATGAATGTAAAGGATGTGATCGTATTAATCCAGATATACTTTCTGCTTTTAAATCAAATCCTTATACTCATTCATTGACTAGTTCTGTGTAATCTACTTCATAAAATATTTATCTATAATCATTTATTACTTACAGATAAATACAAATTTCTTTTTAATAAAGTAAATAAATTAATACGTTATATTTAAATATAAAAACACATTGTAAAATATAGTAACTTGTATGTCATTAAATATCCATCAAAATATAAAAGAAAAGTTAAATTACTTTCATGAAATTCATAAGATACCAAATATTATCTTTCATGGACCAACTGGAAGTGGAAAACGCTCCATTGTTAATGAATTTATCCATAAGATTTATAATAATGATAGAGAGAAAATAAAATCATTTGCTATGTATGTTAATTGTTCACATGGTAAAGGTATTAAATTCATTAGAGAAGATCTTAAATTTTTTGCAAAAACACATATAAATTGTAATGGAGGAAATAATTTTAAAAGTATCGTATTATTAAATGCTGACAAACTAACAATGGACGCTCAATCTGCTCTACGTAGATGTATTGAATTATTTAGCCACAATACACGTTTTTTTATTGTTGCAGAGGATAAATACAGTTTAATGAAACCGATTATATCTCGGTTTTGCGAAATTTATGTACCTGAACCGGTAGTAAATGGCCAAACTGTAAATTTATATAAATACAATTTAAATGAAGTATTCAAAATGAAAGATATAAAAGCACAAAAATATTATGGTTTGTCAAAAGAGTTAAATAAAATAAATAAAAAAATAACACTAAATGAATTGATGTTGTTATGTACAAAAATTTATGAGAAGGGTTATAGTGCTTTAGATATATTAACATTATTAGAGAACCCAAAATTCTTAGAAAATCTTATTACAAATGAAAAACGATATGAATTATTGATTTGTTTTAATCGCGTAAGGAGGGATTTTAGGAATGAAAAATTATTAATTTTATTTATTCTAAATTTTATTTTTTTAAGTTCAGAATTATGTTTAGAAAATATAAGTTTTATGTAAATGGATGACTTTAATGTTAGTGCACTTCACGAATCTAAAAATGAATGGGGAGCTAGATTAGTTACGCTATTGACACCTTTAATTATTGATGGATATAAATCAATTCTTGAGGAATCGTTAAAATTATGTAGAGACAATAATGAAATGGATAAATATTTAATGACATTTCAAAATTTGATATCTCGAATTCCTAAATGGAACCAACAGATAGTAGAGAATGAGAGAAAAAGAATTTGCGAAAAATCTGGTTGCAATTATTTAGAAGATTTAGTAACATGTGTTCATATTATTCAACTCAAAATTTTAACCGCTATGAGAGTTGGACAAAAACAAAAGAAGATTGATATTAATATACCTAAATTGGACGATTTTATTCATAAAGTTTACATTACTGTAGCTAGAAAGATATATAAAAACGTTTATCTGTTTCAAGTTGGGATCGAACCACTACAAATACAAAAAAATTATCGAGAATTAGAGATTATTGTTCAAGAATGTATATTGAATACATTGAGAGAAAGTATTCCTGTTGAAGCTATTTTAAAGGCTTATATGGATGAGACTGTTGAGGAAGATGTTATTGAAGAGGTGAAAGAAGAGATTACACATGAACCAATTATACAGCCTGTAAATGAGACATCTATACCTCAAACAAATCAAAAAAGTGGTGGTGTAAGTTTTAATGATATAGATTATGTTAAAACTGAAGATGGTCTCTCACAAATTAGCGCACCAAAGAACATTGATAGATTAGAAGAAATAAGTATGATGAGAAACGAACAAAGAAAAAGAGAAGCAGAAGAAGATGATGACAACAACCTGAAGTTAAATATTTCTGATCAAGACTTTACTTTAGATAGTTTAGATATTAACAATATTGAAGAACCAAAGTTAGATTTATTACCTGACTTGTTGATAGATGAAATCGAAGTTTTAGAATAAATTGCGTAAAAATAAAAATAAGATTGTTCTTCAATAAAGTAATAAATGACAACAAATATATTTATTATAGCAACAATAATATCAATAACATTTTTAGTAGTAAAATTTTTAGAAATGAGATATATTGAAAAAGAAAGCAAACCGTTAAAGGTTTTAATAAGAGATACTCTCGTTGTTTATTTTAGTGTAATTATAGCATATTTTATAATTGATCAATTAAATCCAATTATGACAGCTAGTGCAGGGAAAAAGATAACACCAGTTTTTACTGATAATCCGGCATTTTAATTTATTAAATTATATAATTTATCTATTATATAATTTAGTTCTTACTTCGTTTTAATATTTTGTTAATGTAAGTCGCTTCACTTAAAGGTTGAATTAACGACCGGTCCATACCTTTACCACATGACATGGTATAGTGCCTTTTTTTAAGTCAGTCATATATTGGTTAAATGAATAACCCCATTGCTGATATTTCATGATGTCACCTAACAACGATTTTGTTGAGAATAAACTAGGATATTCTGTAAAAAATATGCTACCAAATATTCTCTCTAAAGAACATCTATCTGATCTACATCTTACTGCTTGCAGTAAATTTATTATATTATATTTTTCTTGTATTCTCTCAAGAAATGCTAAATTTATGTATGATTGTACACCAAAACATCCAAACCATTTATCAGTTTTCATTCCCAATAAATTAAATTCGTTTGAAATTTTATTTTTAATAATAATACTATTTTTTAAATATGAAGCTATACGCTTTGTATTTTCAACATTTTCTTTGTCTGAATAGAAAAACCATAATGGCATAACATTTATTCCATTTAATCTTTCAAAATTTATTCTTTTGTGTAAAAATACACTATCATGAATTATTACTGCATTTGCAAAAAATTTATGTTTTAAAAAATAATAGTAAGGTAATAATTCACCTCTTCCTGGAAATTCTGAATGAATAATCTCTACGTTTTTATATGAAAATTCGGGTTTCACAAAATTATGATCACTATTGTCATCTATAATTACAATTTTTATTAATGGATATAAAGTTTTTAATAATTTTACATTATGGTTCCAATACCTATTTGTTTTTTCAGAATTAACATGTCTTGTTATTATAAATCCAAAGCTACTCATAATATATATAAATAAAATCTATTATGAGTTTTATAACTAATAAATAAAATTTTTTTACACATGTGACGGAATTTTATCTATATTTATCACTTCATCCATATTCTTAATTTCTCTTTCAGGAAATTCTCCATTATAGAATTTCGAAAATTTATCAAATTCCTTACGTTCTAATTGAGCTTGAGGTGTATGGTGATGGACACATCTCGCTATCATTTTATACAATTTAAAATCTGGATATCTCTCTACTCCATTATTTTTATAAAGCATATTAATACCATTATCATCTAAACACCATTCAAAAATAAGGCGTTTAACTGGTTCTTTTATTTTGCTTAAATCCCTCATTTCATCAAAATCATCAATAACGTAATCGAAAATAGAGCATGCCAACCTACATAAATCAAAACTATAATTTGGTTCTAATCTTGGCTTCTTTTCATTAAAATAAGGTTCAGTATTATATTGAGTAGCAGCATCACCTCCATTTTGAAAACTATCACTGCAAAATACTTTACCATCAAATTTAAAAATACTACGTCCAAAATCTATTATTTTAAATATTCTTCCAAATGTCGGAACCTTATAATATTTTTTCTTATAACAATAATACAAATATTTTTTATCTGTCTGATTATACATTACGTTATTTGTATGTAAATCGTTATGTGTAAAATTAAATGCCTTTTGATATGTAATAAGAATCATAATTATCTGCATGAAAGCAGATAACCATTCGTCTTCTGTTAATTCATTATTTAATATTAAATCGTCAAAAGTATTTTCACAATATTCCATTCCAATAACTTGAACCGGAAAATTAGGGATTATAACATTTATTTTCTCTTCCTCTTCATTCCAATCATCATCTTCATCTGAATTCTCTTCTATATTTTTGGATTTTTCGTCGCTACCATAACTGTTTTTGTCTTCAGAACCCGAATCAAATACTTCACCATCTTCATTACAATTTTCACAGTTATTTAAATCATCATCATTTGTATGCGATGATCTTGATGAACATGTTGAATTAGTTTTAAGTGTTACTTGATGTTCAATTGGCATATTTGAGTTTGTAATATCAATCAAATCAATTGACATATCTTTCAAATCATTTAAGTCAATTGTATTTGTCTCTTCAAATACATTTTCAAAAATTTCATTATTAAAAGATGCGACAGATTTTAAACTTACATTGTTTCCAATTGTTAATGGTTTCAATTTTGTTTGCTCATGTTGAAATAAATGTTCATATTCATCTATTTTAAATAAAATGTTTTTGTTTTTATTAAAAAACTCAGAATTATTAAGATAATCAATATCATCAAAAACATTAATTTTAAAATTGTTTTTGATTGCCAAAAAAGATCCATAATAGTCTACTCCATGGATAAATTTGAAGTTATGTCTCAATTGACTAGATAAGAATAAAAACAATCCATCCACATAAGCAGAATTATTTGTATCAATAAACTTAGGATTACAATCTTCTATACTCGACATTAATTTTGGTAAATTAAATAATTTAGGGTTTGTCAAGTCATATTTTCCGATCATATACTTGTATGGATCTAATAAAGGAGCCATCTTAAAAAATACCTCTCTATCTTTTACTTTATTAGTATCAATATTTTTGATTCTGCACATAAAAAGATTATCGTTATTTTCTATTTTCCCTTCGGTCTCTATATTTGAAATGAACCATTTGTTATTCAGATTAATACTATTATAGTTTGTATCATTTAAATTAAAAAATCGTGTATAAATAGGTATATAGTTTTGAGTTTTAGAGAGAAAAAGAGTACCAGGTTCCTCAAAACGCTTAAATAATTCAGTATTTTTCCTTTTCTGATAATTTATCGTAAACATCTTTAGTGAATTAAAATATAAATTTAATATATTTTTAACTTATTATTTTTTTGAAATAATTTATTCTTTCTAAACTATTTATTTGAATTGATAAATATATAAACTTCATTAAAATATAAATACATGATTATAGACAATATATAAAAATGGATTTAACTAAATTACTTGATGTAGAAGTATTTAATAATATTGATTTAAGAAAACAATTTAGTCTCATTAATCTATGTGATGATTTTTATAAAAGCCCTGGTAATCAACATTATATGTTGTTAGCATATTTATCTTCTCTATTTGATAATAAACATATAATTGAAATTGGAACACACGTTGGTGAATCTGCTATTGCTTTGTCATATAATAAAAATAATATTATATACACATTTGATATTATAGACAAAGTTTCTCAAGAAAAAAAACAAGTTGACAATATTAAATTTATTATAGCTGATATCATGACTAATACTGAAACCAGAGAGAAATGGAAAAAAATTATATTATCAAGTGCATTTATATTTTTAGATGTTGATCCACATAATGGATTTATGGAATATGATTTTTACTTATTTTTAAAAGAGAATAATTATGATGGTTTTGTTATTTGCGATGATATCTGGTATTTTAAAGAAATGCGTGATAATTTTTGGTATAAAATTCCATATGAATATAGATATGACATATCACATTTAGGTCATTGGTCTGGAACAGGTATTCTTACATTTAACCCAAACTATAAGTTTCACAAAAATGACAACTCAGATTGGACATTAGTAACTGCATATTTTAATTTAACTAAATGTCCTGATGCGTCAGAAGAAATATGTAAACGAGACAAATCTTATTATTTTTCACATTCTTTATCGACTTTAAATTTACCATATAATTTAGTAATTTATTGTGATAGTGAAAGTTACGATCAGATTTTTGAGTTAAGACCAGAATGTTTGAGAGAAAAAACAGTGTATAAAATTATTGAATTTGATGATATAATTTTAAATGATAAATCGTTCAAAAATTATAGAGATATTATTAATGAAAATAGAAGCAAAAATGCTTACCATTTTGATAATAGGAATACAGCTAGTTATTATTTGTTTTGTATATCAAGATATATAATGTTACGGGAAACAATTGAAACCAATCCATTTGATAGTACCCGCTTTTCTTGGATTAACTTTTGTATAGAGAGAATGGGATATAGTAATTTAAAATATCTCGACGAAGCATTAGCCGTTAAAAGAGATAAATTTTCAACATGTTATATAGATTATATACCGTATGAACTTATAAAAGATACCAAGGAGTATTTCAAATGGGGTAGATGTAGTATGTGCAGCGGTTTTTTTACAGGAAATAAAGAATATATGTATAAAGTTTGTGGTTTAATATTAGATAAGTTTTTATATTATTTGTCATTAGGATATGGTCATGCCGATGAACAATTATATAGCCCAGTTTATTTTGAAAAGTCAGATTTATTTGAACATTATTATGGGGATTATCAACAAATGATTACTAATTACAAATATATATATGAATGTCCAGAGAACCCAATAAGAAATTTCATAGACAATAGTTTTAAATATAACAATTTTGAAAAATGTATAGAATGTTGTGAATTCATATTAAATTCTATCTTTTTAAATAAATGTAAATTAGATGACAAATATTTAGTTTTAATATTAGATAAATATTTAATTTCATTAAATAGTGAAACAAACTTTTTAAATAATAATTCGACCATTTCAAAAATAGATTTGAAATATATATATATCAAATTAATAAAAGAAAGATTAGATAAAGGTGACAATAAATCATGCTTTATTTATTGTGATACAATATTATATTTTATTCATAAAAATACTGTCACTTGTCCAGGGGATGTTTATTTTCTTATATATTTTTCGTATTATGTCAGTTCATATTATTATAATAGAGAGAAATCACATGAAATTGTTGATAAAATATTCTCATTATGCAAATCAAATAAATATTTTAAAAATGAATATAATAAAAATAAAATTCTTTATGATGAACAATTTAAATTTGTAAACTATAAAAAACCAAATACAAAACTAGCATATTATACATGTTTTTTTGGAGGAAAAAATAATTGTTCATTTTTAATACCGCATCTTCCATCAAATGAATACGATTGTTATTATTTTACAAACAATATTGAAATATATAATGGATTACAGAAAACAAAATTTATTCCTATATTAGTTGAAAATGTACCTATATTTGAAAATGAAAATAAAGACACTATGAGTTCTAAATCATATAGATGCAATCCATTTGATGTAGAAATTTTAAGAAATTATGATTATATATGTTGGTTTGACAATAAATTAAAAGTATTTGATGATAAAGTTGAAGAATTAATATATGATATGGATAATTTAAACAAATCAATAATGTTTATAAATCATCCTTATACTAAAGAATATAAAAGCATATGGGATGAATTTAATATCTCAATGTCATATACAAAATACAAAAATGAAGAAGAAAAATATAAAAAATATATAAACAAAAAGTTAAATCAAGATAAATACAGTGATAATAACGTAGAATTTTTATGCGGTGGTTTCAACATACGTAAAAACAATCAAGAATCAAGAGATTTTGGTTTGGATTGGTATGAAAATATATTAGATTGTGGAATACAAGATCAAATTAGCTTATATTTTGTTGCTCAAGATTATAGAAGTTCTATATTAATAAAGGATTATGGAGTATTTTTTGAATATTTTTACAAATAATTTAGTTCGTTTAAAATTAAATAATATTATTTAATAAAATAATATTATAATGACTTTAGAACTAAGGAAATTTGATATGAAAAGTATCCAATTTAAACCAAATGAAAATAAAGGTCCTGTCGTTGTTTTAATCGGTAAGCGCGATACAGGTAAATCATTTTTAGTCAGAGATCTATTATGGTATCAACAGGACATTCCAATTGGCACAGTTATATCAGGAACAGAAGAAGGTAATGGTTTTTACGGTAAAATGGTGCCGCGGTTGTTCATTCATAATGAATATAATTCAGCAATTATTGAGAACATCTTAAAGCGTCAGAGAACTGTCCTGAAACAAGTTAAAAAAGAGATGGAAACATATAAACGGTCAACAATTGATCCAAGAGCATTTGTTATATTAGATGATTGTTTATATGACAATACATGGTCTCGTGATAAATTAATGCGATTACTTTTCATGAATGGTAAAATGTTTGCCAAAGTCATTTCAAAAGAATGGCTAGTATATTGTTGAAGCAATATGCGACACGTCCAAATTGCGGAAAAATCTTGATTTAGAACTTAGTGTTCTTTGAAGGTTTATACTACTAAACTATTATAGAAATGTAATAGTGGCTTATGCTAATCACATAAGGTACAGTAAAAATGTATAAAATAGAGACAACCCGCAGCAAGTCATCTAACTCCGTTATGGTAAGGATATGATGATTGTTCAACGACTAAACGCCCGTGGGATTGAGAAGCTTAACCAACTTCAATGATATCTTAAGATATAGTCTAACCCCATTCGAGAGAATGCTATACCCATTTAAAAAGTATAGGTTTAATGATTTTAGAAGGAAATGTCTAAATGAAAGCGGTATTATTGAGACACTGGAAAGTAATGTTAGTTATCACAATGCAATATCCATTAGGTATTCCACCTACACTGAGAACCAATATAGATTATGTTTTTATTCTTCGAGAGAATTACATTGCAAATAGAAAACGTATATATGAGAATTATGCTGGTATGTTTCCAACATTTGAAGCCTTTTGTCAGGTAATGGATCAATGTACAGAAAATTATGAATGTCTCGTTATTAATAATAACTCTAAATCTAATAAATTGAATGATCAAGTTTTTTATTATAAAGCAGACAATCATAACGATTTTCGTCTGGGTTCAAAAGAATTCTGGGAATTATCAAAGGGATTGCCTGATGAAGATCAAGAAGAACAATATGACCCTGCTAAGAATAAAAAACGAGGTGCTGGGCCAAGAATCAATGTAAAAAAAACTACTAATTGGTAATAAAGTAGCAAAGATACATAATAACAATATAATAAATAGTTTAATAGATTATATTGTTATTTTATAAAAATTATACTGTATTTGCACCAGTAGGATACGATGAATCATATAAAATTCCACAAGTTCCACATACTTTAACAGGTTGGTTATCCCCAGCACAAGCAGTTCCATCTTGAGGAGTTATATCCATTCCACATGTTTCATCATTATCATCATCATAGATACTTTTTGTTTGGCGCAATAATCTGATGTAACCAGATTCGCCCCACGAGGCAGACCACGAATTTCTTACTAACCAATAATCCTGACCTGATGTATAATCCGTCCCATATCCTACAAGAACAACAGCATGATTAATATCAGGATTGGACTGATTGCATCCGTTAAAAATTCCGGAAGAATAAGAATGCCACTCGCTCGCATCCACTGAAACAGCAATTGGTCCAACAGTAGCTACAGCATACATCAATTGTTCGTAATTATTTTCTTCCAATTTGGTGTATCCTGAAATTGTAGCTCTAGGTGTATCCGATGGTAAAACACATTTTGCTTCAACCCCATAATATTCAGTATATGGCAGCTGGAATTCATCATATAATCCTGCAGAATTTGCAACATAATCGAATGCTAATTCTGCCGTTGCTCCTTGACAATTTCCTTTACCGCCACATTCTAATGGATTAGGAGTACAAGTAGCAATTTGTTGTGGAGATAAATCATATAATTTATTTGTGTTTATAGCGACATGTGATTCAATTACTGCTGTAGAAGCAAAAGCCCAACAACTGCCACAACCACCCTGTGATTTTACAGCTGTAACAACACCTTTATTTCTCCAATCAACACTCTTAGGCAATAAATTTAAATCAATTGTCTCGGATTTCATATTTTTCATTTGTTTAATAGAATTATGATATTGTTTAACCCCTTTAGAATATCCATAAAATTGTTTTCTTTCAGCAGTGGTTAAGATAGTCATTGGAGTAACGGTTTCATTCCAACCTTTATTAGCATTATTATGTGATATAATTCTTTTTTGCTCCTGTATATATAACTCTTTTCTAAATTCATAATTTGTGTGTTCAATTTTTACTCCATAATGAGATATAAATTCTTCAAAAGAATTAGCTGGATTAAAATTTGATCCAGTAACCAAGTTAAAAATTAGTGATAATTTTAAGAAAAATATCATAAAGTTCATTGTGTAAATCACCTTCATATATAGTATATTATAATATTATTTTATATTATTTTATTATATAAAATAAATTTTATTATATCGTTACTCAGTTTGTTCAATGAAATTATTGTAAAAATAATACTGTTCTTTTGTTTTTAAATAATGAAAACTGATACAATGTTTTAATTCTGCATCATTTTTATGAGTTTGAGGATTGAATACTTCAACATTTATTATTTCTTTATTAATATTTGTTAACCATAATCCAATTAAGTAATCACCATAAATTGAGGTAATTAATTCATTTTCAGGCGTATCTCGAATATACTCAAGTAAAGATAAATATAATGATTTTGTTAATAAAAATCCTGCTCCACCAGACATGTATATCGGAAATGAATAGTTTTCACATCTATGTCCAATATATAAACTATCTTCCTTGTTATAATTTATTATAAATTTATTTAATCTCTCTGGAAAAACAAATGTATCATCATCCATGAAATAATACCAATCATAATCCAATTTCATATTTTGGAAAAACCTAACATATTTTAAAGGACAACTCTCATAATTGTCAACAGTATTCCATCCATAAATATTCGGTTCAATTGGTTTACATGATAAAAAATAAATATCTTTTGAATCAATATTTTTTAAACAAGTATCTAATAAAAATTTCACACGACTGGCTAAATAGTTTTCACATGTTAAAATAATATAACAAATTTTCATTATACTTGATATATTATTACATAACAATTATTTTATATTATTTTTCAGAAATATACATATCTTGTCCTATTTATTTTTAGCAAATGGTCCAGACTTCAATTGACTTTGTCCATAATCGGACTTACCTATAACGATATTTTCTCCCTCAAACAATTCCTTGCAAATATCAGCAGTTGAAATATTTTCTTGCTCTCCAAGTGTCAATTCTTGAGTATTTGCGTTATTCACACCAATTAAGTTACCATTTTCATCGATTGTCTGTGATAAAGTGTTACCTGATTTTTCGGCTTTCTTAATATTCTCTTCCATTGCTTGTTGTTTAGTTTCCTTTACACGTTGCTCAAAGGCAGCCTTTGCATTTGCCTCGTTCTTTTGTTTCTCATGCATTAACTGATTTAGTTCTTCTTCCATATACTCAACACGACCTGTCTTATAAGCTTCAGGATCCCATGGCATCCATAGTCCAACAGGTCCAACCATAATATCGTGATTAGGATCAATTTCTCTTAGCATCTTACATCTTAATTCAGCTTCTTGTTCAGTTGGATAAACACCTCTAACTTTTAGTCCTCGTGTGCTTGTTTGGAAATTATGCTCAATATCAAATTTCTTTTGTAATTCCTCCTCATGATTGTCAAGGTAAGTTTTATAATCGTCTGATAAATTTGATTTAGACAAATTAGCTTTTTCTTCTTGGATAAAATCTTTAAAATCTTTATTTAAGTCCTCAAATGATATATTGTATTTGTATGAAACAAAATTAATAAATTGTAAAAATTTTTCCATTGATTTATTAAATTCCCAGTTCTTTAGGAATTCCTCAAAATAGAAAATCTCTTTTTCCTTAAGGATTTTTTCGGGAGAAACAAAAGACATACACACGAATTTTTGACCAGCAATAGGTTTGTCTTCTTCTAATAAATCAACATATTTAGGATTTGTATTACCATTATTCATTTTTCTCTCAAACCCAGTTTTCTTAGATTGCTTACTTTTAGAACGATCCATTTTAATTAATTGAATTATTTATTTTTAAGTTATTTAGCGCACAAATTATTTTTTCTTGACATTTAATATAATGGACGGTCTAATTAATGTCGGAGAACTTGTTAAGAGAATAATCAAATATCTTGTTGAAGGTTTGATGGTTGCTATTGCTGCTTATGCTATTCCTAAACGTTCATTGAACATTGAGGAAATTGTTTTGATTGCATTGACTGCCGCTGCTACATTTAGTATTCTTGATACTTATGTACCAACTATGGGATCTAGTGCACGCTCAGGAACGGGATTAGGTATAGGGTTGAATTTAGTTCGCTTTCCTGGGGGATTTTAGACCATATATGGTAAGGTGAATTAATTAATTTTATAAAAATATAAAAATTATGCTTTTATGAAAATAACTTAAACATATATTTCAAGTAATTATAAGCACAAAATGAGATACAATAGTAATACACTAATAACATATTGTAATGAATATAATATATCCATGTTAAATGATTACACAAATACCAATATAACAAGAGAAAGTCATATTGAATTCAAATGTATGCAATGCTGTAAAGAGTTCAATAAAACTTTTAGGCAAATTGTTAAAACTGGTGCTTATTGTCAAATGTGTATGAGTAATATTACTAAAAATAAACTAAGAAATGCTAATGTAAAATGTGATGTAAATATGTTAATGGATTTTTGTGATAAAAATAATTTATTATTGCTAGATGATTATTCGAATAAATTTATCAACAGAAATAGTTTAATTGAAGGTATTTGTAAACGTGATGATTGCGAAAATATTTTTAGGAAACCATTTAGAGAATTGTTAAAGATAAATGGTTATTGTCAAGATTGTAGTAGAGAAAATGGTAAGGTTAAAATAGTAGAAACTAATCTTAAAAAATATGGTGTTAATTGTCCATTGCAGCTTCCAGAAATTAGAGAGAAAATAAAACAAACAACATTAGAAAAATATGGAGTTGAACATAATTCACAATCAAATAAAATCAAAGAACAAAAGAAGGAAAAAAGTTTACAAAAATATGGTTGTGAGTTTACTTTACAATCATCAGAAATTAGAAACCAAATTAGACAAACAAATCTAATTAAATATGGTGTAGAAAATCCACAACAAAATAAAGAAATTAAAGAAAAAACAATGAATACTAATATTGAATTATATGGATGTAAATCTCCAACAGGAAATATATTGGTAAGAAATAAGATTATTCAAACTAATTTAGAGAAATATGGAGTTCCTCATCATTCACAGAATCCAGAAATTGCAGATAACATGCTTACAAAATCATATGATAAAAAATCGTATATGTTACCGTCTGGGAAAACAATATTTATCCAAGGTTATGAAAATTATATGTTGGATTATTTATTATCCGTTGAGAAAATTGATGAAAATGACATATTTACAAAACGAAATGAGGTTCCAGAAATTTGGTATAATGATAAGAGAGGAAAAGTACGTAGACACTATGTTGATTTTTATATTAAATCTCAAAATAGATGCGTTGAAGTAAAATCTACATTTACAAATCAAGAAAAAAATAATGTATTTGAAAAACAAAAAGCAGCCAAAGATTTAGGATTTAAATACGAAATTTGGATTTTCAATAAATCAGGCGATCTTTTAGACAAATATATTTAAAATCTCATATTATATTATGGCCAAAAGACATATGCGTAAAAAAATGAAGGGTGGAACTCTCTCTCAACAAGATATAAGACAACTAAAAGCAGAAGGTTTTACAAATAATCAGATTGAAACTCTCAAAGAACTAGGTATTTCTTTAAATGATGTCATGCAAAGAGTGGATAGAATTAAAAATGATCCTAGTTTTCATGGTGATCCTGATTATATGACAGAACAAGTTATGGTTGAAGTATTAAATGAAAATATTTTTAATGTTCCAAGCAATGAATTATCAGCTATTCCTAATGCAGATGATGATATTCATGATATAGATATTAGTGAGAGTTTAGACGACTCATTTGGATCTCAAGGAACAATGAATTTAAATGAACTAAATATTAGTAACATAAGTCGTGACTCAGGTTACACAACAAATGAAGATACATCATTTGGTGGTAAAAAACATAGGAGAATTTCTAGAAAAAAACATGGAAAAAAAGCAAGAAAAACGATTCGTAATAACAATAAACGCGAAATAAATCTTAAGGGCGGAATGTGTTTCGGTAAGGGAGTTGGTGCAAATAGCTATGATCCAAATAATTCTATTTATAATACAAATATGTTAAAACTCTTTCCATATAAACCTTAAATTTTTCATACAATATATTTTATTTTATTGCATGAAAATTCAAATACTTACAATTAAGTATAGTATATAAATTATACTGTTGGTATAAATTCCCAATTTAATTCAGCGCAAATTTTTTTCCATATTACATCTTGTTCCATACGTTTTTCAGGATCCTTTAACATTGGAAAATGTTCTAAATATTGATCTTCGCCTAAAAGCTCACACAATTTATATGCAGTATAATAATAATTTAAAAAATTAACACGATCATCGGGACAAAATTTAGAATAAGGTGCTTGTAACTCAACAAATAGATTACAAAGGGTTTCTTCCAATTCTTGAGACATAATTGGTGGTTTTATTCCCAATTTATCTTTTATAAATGGTATATGTTCATAATATTTATTATAACCTAATTTTTTGAGAATTTCCTTCGTTTTTATATTAGTAATTTGATCTATAGAAATTCGCTCTTTTTTAATTTGTAATTTAATATTTTCAATGACATCTTCAGGAATTTGTGTTGTTTCTTTACCTTGAAATTGTGCAAGAATTTCTTTAAAATGGTTAATACGTTTATAAGCATAAAAACATACTTCCTTTGGTGGTTCCTTATAAGATGGTTTTTCATTTTCAATAAGATAAGGAATGCTCCTTGAACATATATTACATATCATTATTCCATCTTCTTCAAGAGGTATTAATTCGCCTTTATGACAAACTTGGCATATATCTGATTGATAAACAAAATTATTAATGTCTAAAAAATCATCACTCACATTAGTCAAATATTTTAAAACAATATTATTGTTATCCCTTTGAATTAAATTTACTTCGCTATCAATTTCATCTTTTATTTTAAAAAAATTATTAACTAATTTTGATTTATTTGTAATAGTTTGACATTTTACACCAGTTGAAATATTTTTTTTATTTTCAAAATACTCGAATATATATTTTGAATTGTTAAGTAAATAATCGTTTTTCTTATGTTTAGTTTCTTTAATAATATATTTTAATTCGCTTATACGATCAGTTATTTCCAATTTTTCTTCAATATTTAATTTATCTCCGTTTTCCGAAAGCTTTTTATTTAACTCATCAATTTCAAGTTTGTAATCTATTATTTTATTTTCGTCTTTTGAAAATTCATTTAAAAATTCTTTATGCTTTGTATCAAGCGTTATTGCTGATTTTTTATTAAATTTTATCTTTTTACTTGATTTTGGTTTGAAAGATGGCATATCTCTTTTAATATTAAAATGGATATTTATTTAATTTATAATATAGAGAAATTATATATTTTTTACAATAATTTTATTTATTTAGATATTATATTTTTGTGTATTTTTCTTTACAATTAATGCAATTAATTATTACTTATTCCAGGTGCAATAAATGTAATAAGTTTAAACGTAATTAAACTTTTATAGAAATACTTTAATGGAATTTAAGATCAATTTAGACGCTTTAAAAGATTTAGAAAATGAAGATTTAAAAATGGATGCAATAAAATTTCAAAAAATGCTTTTACTTTATAATTCCATAGAGCAAGGTTGGTCTGTAAAAAAACGAGGAGATTCATATGTCTTCTCAAAAAATCATGAAGGTAAAAAGGAAGTACTTGAAGACACATATTTATTGAAATTTATGAATAGCAATTTAGATCTAAATAAAATTTTTCATAGATAAAAATTCGATAAAATATATCAAATAATTAATTAATTTTAAAAGAATTAATTAATTTAATTAATTTAATTAATTTAATTTCCAAAAAATTTTTTTCTTTAGCCATATTATAAAATGGGAGGTGGATTAATGCAACTCGTCGCTTACGGTGCTCAAGATGTGTACCTAACAGGTAACCCTCAAATTACTTTCTGGAAAGTTACTTATCGCAGATATACTAACTTTGCAATTGAATCAATCGAACAAACATTCAACGGTCAAGCTGATTTCGGACGCCGTGTCCAATGTGTCATCTCCAGAAACGGAGATCTTGCTTACCGCACTTATTTACAAGTTACTCTTCCTGAGATCAACCAACTTATGGGTCTCGGAAACTATACCAGTGGACAAAACACCGGTGTTTATGCCCGTTGGTTGGACTTCCCTGGTGAGCAATTGATTGCTCAAGTTGAAGTCGAAATTGGTGGTCAAAGAATTGACCGTCAATATGGTGACTGGATGCACATCTGGAACCAATTGACCATGACCTCTGAGCAACAACGTGGATACTTCAAGATGGTTGGTAACACCACCCAACTTACCTTCATCACTGATCCTTCTTTCTCTGATGTTGAATCCCCTTGTGACTCCTTGGCTCCTCGTCAAGTTTGTGCCCCAAGAAACGCTCTTCCTGAAACCACTTTGTATGTTCCTCTTCAATTCTGGTTCTGCACCAACCCTGGTCTTGCCCTTCCTTTGATCGCTCTTCAATACCACGAAGTCAAGATTAATCTTGATATCAGACCTATTGATGAGTGCTTGTGGGCTGTTACCACATTGAACTGCAACCAAAATCCTTACGCCGGTGCTCAAGGACAATACACTGTTGGACGCCCAGTCCCTGCTACCATTGCTTATAACCAATCTTTGGTTGCTGCCTCTTTGTACGTTGACTACGTCTTCTTGGACACTGATGAGCGCAGAAGAATGGCCCAAAACCCTCATGAGTATTTGATCACACAACTTCAATTCACTGGTGATGAGTCTGTTGGTTCTTCCTCTAACAAGATCAAGTTGAACTTCAACCACCCTGTTAAGGAGCTCATCTGGGTTGTTCAACCTGACCAAAACGTTGATTACTGCTCATCCTTGACATGCGATGCTCTTTTGTTCAAGGTTCTTGGTGCTCAACCTTTCAACTACACTGATGCCATCGATGCTCTTCCTAACGCCATCCATGCTTTCGGTGGACCTGCTTCCGTTGCTGCTGACTCTCGTGCCTACATTGATGCACGTGGTTTGTTCCAAGATGCTGGTGCTCTTGACTACATGCCAACTCAATTCGATGCTGGTTTCACTGGATACTGGCACGGACCTTCCAACCCTTACAATGAAGCCAACCTTGGTGGACAACAAGTTCCTTTGAACACAACTGGTCTTCCTGCTGAGATCATTGCCCAACTTCAATCAGGAACTACTTCTCCTCACCTTGAGAACTCCGGTGTTTCTGATGCTGGTACATTCGTCTTGTCTGAAACCTCTTTGGACATGCACTGTTGGGGTATGAATCCTGTCGTCACTGCTAAGCTTCAATTGAACGGCCAAGATCGCTTCTCTGAGCGTGAAGGAACTTACTTCTCTTGGGTTCAACCATACCAAGCTCACACTCGCAACCCTGATGAAGGTATTAACGTTTACAGCTTTGCTTTGAGACCTGAAGAGCACCAACCATCTGGAACTTGCAACTTCTCCAGAATTGATAACGCCACCTTGCAACTTGTTCTCTCCAACGCCACTGTTGAGGGAACCAAGACTGCTAAGGTTCGTGTCTATGCTACCAACTATAACGTGTTGAGAATTATGAGCGGCATTAAAAATACCTGTGCCGAACAGTTGGCAGCCACATTAGATATTTGCTTCCTAATGTGGATAAACTGTGTAAAGCAAATATACATTCAAAAATATCAGAATGTATCATATAACCAGCTAGTCTTTGTTTGACTATCTAATCAAATGAAGGCAACATTTCTAAATTGCGGGAACAACCTGATAGCCTTTTCTACTACTTCAATATGTGAAAACATTTTGAATACCCGGGGTAATGACCTAGGGCATAGTAATAACGAAAAGGATTGGACAATCCGCAGCCAAGCTCCTAAGTGCGATAATGCAAGCATATGGAGAAGGTTCAGAGACTACAATGGAATGGGTTTGAGAAAGCTAGCAACTTTCAATGATAACTTAAGGGATAGTCCAAGCTTAAATAGAAATATTTAGGTCGGAATAATGCTGCTCGGGGTGGGTTAGCATATTCCAACTAAGCAAACTGAAATATATTATTTCAGTTAGAAATAACTTAAAAACAATTCATATTATATATTATAAAATATGAATTATAATCTTTCGTATGATTTTGATAGTAAATTAAATTGTGGTATTATTCACTTTAATGATAATTATGTATTGATAGATTTTACAGATTTATTTTCAATAATAAATTTTGACAAAAATTTTATATATTATTATCCACAACAAAAACCATATCCATATTATTTAAGACATAATCAAAAAATTAGTTATATAGAACACTTATTTAAGTATGATAGTTCAAATATAAATTATACCTTTAAAAATAATAATATCTTTGATTTAAGAAGAGAAAATATCGAAATTCATCACAATTATCACAATATAATTTCATCAAAATATGATATTATTGAATATAAATTAGGTCATTATTTAGAAACAGGTAAAGATGCGTATGTTATGAAAAATCCTATGTGGAAAGTAAAAGAAAATAACAAGGAATATTGGCTTATGTATTGTGAAACTAATACTATTATTAAATTATGTCCTATTAGTTATCAAAAAATATTAGATTTTGAAAATCAAAATAACAATGGAAAAAAAATAACATTTTATATTCATTCAAATAAATATATTTGTTGTTCATATGGATTATATATTCATCAAATTATTACAGGATGTTTTGGTAATGGTCAAGGAACTAAAAATATAAGTGTTGATCATATTGATCAAAATCCTTTAAATAATTGTTTTGATAATTTACGAATTGCTACGCGTGAAGAACAAGAACAAAATTCGAAAGGTATAAAATTAGGAACAAAAAGAGAAAGAAAAACATCCGCAAAACCTCTACCAGAAGGTATAACACAAAGTATGATGAAAAAATATGTTGTCTTTTACGAAGATTATGCAGACAAAGAAAAAAAAAGATTGCGGCAATATTTCAAAATTGAAAAACATCCAAAACTACAAAAAATATGGATTGGGTGTAAGTCGAACAATATATCCATTCTAGAGAAATTGCAACAAGCAAATAAAGTTATTGAAGAATTAGATAATGATGTATATGTGCAAAAATAATTAAAATTGAAAACAATTTAAAGACAAGTGTGTATATTACAACATACAATGAATAATACTATTGAATTAGATAATCAAAAACAAATGCAAAGGTTTATAATAAATCCACCACATCCATCATATATTGCTGGACTAATTGATGGAGACGGTTGTATATTTATAAGAAAAATTACAGATGGTTATCAATCGGGATTTACAATAACTCAATGTAGAACAAATGCATTACATATAATTCGGTACCATTTTGGAGGAAATATTACAAGTAGTATTAATAGAAATAATAAAACAATTAATATTGTAAATAATAATAATTATATTGATAAGTATAATAAAAGAAACCAATATAATTTATTAATCAGAAGTAATGAATATTCATTATTATTAAATTTTATTAAAAATAATATGGTAATAAAAAATGGTCAAATAGATTGTTTATATAAATTTTTACAATTAGTTAATTTACAAAATAAAAGTGAAGAAAAAGAAGAACTTTATAAAAAATGCAGTGACTATAATAAAAAAATTTTAGCCAATAATATTAATTTTAAAAATATTACAAATGAATATATTGCCGGATTGTTTGATGCTGAAGGTTGTTTCTATATATCTTTAAAAAATTTAAATAAGTTTTATATTTCAATAACTCAAAAAAACCATCCTGATGTTTTAAAATATATATCTGAATTTTTAGGTTTTGGATATATTGATTGTGAACAAAAATTTAAAATATATAAAAAATCAGATTGTTTAAAGTTTATAGAATTAATTAAAGAATATTTAATCGTTAAATATAATCAAGCTGAAGCATTTGAAACATTTTTAAAATCAAATGACATAAATATAAAAGAACAAATGTACGGAATTTGTAACAAAGAAAAACATGAAATTGAAATATTTAGTGATTTAAATCAAAATGAAAATGGTAAAGAAGGATATTTGGAAAGAATGCGTCTTAGATCTTTAAAAGAACAAATTTGTAAAGAAATACATTTAAAAGAAATTTATAGAGAGAAATCTGAAAAAATGAAAGGTGAAGGAAATCATAATTTCGGTAAAACCTTTTCTGAAGAAACAAAGAAAAAAATGTCACTTTCTATTCGTGAATCTAGATGTGGTGTAAGTGATGAAATTATTATAGATGTTAGAAAATTAATTGCAGAAGGTTATAAAAATACAGAAATACAAGAAAAACTAAATTTACCAAGGCATACTGTCACTAGAATAAAAAATGGAGAAATTGTTTGCAGAAACGAAGAAAAAAAAAAGAAACCCTCTCTAACACAAGTAGAAATTAATTTATCTAAAAGAAAAATAAAAACAGATGAAATCATTATTGTGATTGAAAAATTAAATGAAAAATGGAAACCTATGCAAATTTTAGATTATTTAACTGAAGAAAGAAATAAAAATGATATTCTAAATAACCTTACTATTGACATAATAAAAAATATAAAAAGAAATTTAATAAATGAAAAACATGTTATTTATGAATCTGAATTATCAAAAGAAAGATATGAATATTATACACAATTGTTCAAAGAGTTTATAGAAATAAATATATAAAATATATTTCTTATATAATTATAAAATGGATAACAAATACAAAGAAAAATTTATACAAATGAAAAAAAATAGGAGAGAAAAAAAACGGACAGATAAGCGTTCTATCACTGGTGAAGAAGTTATTTTTATTTTCGAAAAAGTTTTGGAAGGCTGGAAAACTATAAGGATTTATAATACAATTATACAATCTAATCCAAATTCAGCTGTAGATAAAAAAATAACTGAGACTATTTCTACTGGTAATTGTAAAGTATATCCATCTGAATTATCCGAAAACAGATTTGAATATTATA